GTAGCCGCCGAAGATGTTGGTTTGAAAGTTCATCGGCGGCTACCGAGCAGCTTGTAGCTCTCACGAATACAGATGCCGGGAGCTATCGAGACTATTTCGCGCTTTTTGAGCGGTGCGTATTTAGAAATGGGAAACGCGGTCTCGTTATTTCTGGAGATTGGGCATCGGGGTCATTGGTAGCGGCAACTCAGGCCGTGAATAGAGTCAAGGTGACAGACTCTGATTTCTACGGTTACACCGAATACGGAATCTACATGACTCCGACAGTGGCCAGTAACACAAATGGCCACACCATAAAGGGCGTCCACTTCGATTCAGCATCTTCCGCGACTGCCGATATCTATTGGAGTGGGAATCATAACTATGTCGAAGGCATGTTTGAGTCGGCCGCAGAGCACTTAGTTCATTTTGATGATGCATCAGACGGCGGCACTTTATTTGCTGGCTGCATTTCGAGTGGCGGGTTAAGTTATTCAGTATCAGCCTTCAAGCTTGGAGCCGCCGTAATCCCCTCCACATACACCAATATTGATACTCTTATGGTGTCAATGAATATCGTCATTGACACAGAGCTTGGCCGGATGGGGATTGTGCCAAGGCAACAAACAGCTTGGATTTACCCAATCCCAGGCCAAGACACGTGGTTAATGTCGGAGAATGGTCGCCCTATCATATTTGGAGACTATAACGACGCCACCAATGCTCGAACCGAACGTGCCAGAATGGATTTGGATACTGGAAGGTGGGTTGTACCTGGGGGAGTATTAGCCACTGGCGCAAGGGTTGCCAGCAATACATTTGCCGGTGAGGCTACCGGGGGCAGCGTTAATGTTACCTTAGTAAATACCTTCTCCACTAATTCACAGAGTGCAGCTTATAGGCTGTATGTATCAGTTACCGATGCTCCAGCAGATAATAGAATGGAGGTTTATGACATCTTTATTTATGGCACAACTGGAATATATGTATCAACCCCCGTGACTTACACAGAAGGGACAGTATCTACTGGGGCAACCACAATCACTAGGCCAGCGGCAACGACGCTAAACATCGCTTGGACTGGATATGGGTCCGTGACTGGCGCATTATTGAGGATATATTAGTGCGGGGCAAGAGTTGGGGGTGTCCAGGCAACCCGTCACGGACACAACGGAACAAAGACAAAAATAACCTCACTTCAAGGAAGTATGAAATGAAGAAAACCCGATTCATTGCAATTCTGGCGATGCTGGCCTTCTCGGCATCTCTCGCCCAGGCCGCAGCGTAAAATAGTGAGCGGTGGAAAATGGCTCATGAGTTTGGGGCATCCGGCCAGCCCGGAGCCCCTATATTTTTATCAATTCAAAATTCTTTTAAATGATTTAATCTTCTTTACAGGTTTCTCTTTCCAGTCTCTAGAGAAAAATACTTTGTCTGCATACTGATAGATATCTTCCTGATCTGTTACCATAATAATTTGTATATTATGTCTTTTACATATCTCTCTAATCATTTGACCAGCAGCATCTTGAAGAATTGGACTATGAAGAAATTTCAATGGTTCGTCTTCAATAAATAATGCTCTGGTTTTTTTATTCAAGCTCCACAATGCTATCTTTATAGCAAATGAAGCAATGTCTTTTACTCCTCCTCCACTTCCTGCCATTGGTTCAACACGTTCACCATCTTTATTGATAAAAAATACATCACACTCTGTTTGATTATTTCTTGTAACGAATTCCATCCCAAATGAGAATTTTTCATCAAAAGGGATAGCATCCAAAGCTTTCGTAACAATATATGAAATATGAGATTCAAGAGTTTGTTGTATCTTTTGTGCTACTTCTTGTATGACAATACGAGCCTTTAAAGAATTATCGTGTCTTTTCTGCCAATTTCTTTGCTCTTGCTTTTGAAGAAATAACTGGTTCTGTAATAACTTTTGTTCCGTCAGTTTCTCGTTTAGTATTTGACGCCATTTTTGTATTGTTTCCATCTTTTTCCTTAATATAAATCGCCTAACATCTCAAATCAGATCTTTTACATCCATCCTGTTTATGAATTATTTCATGGCAATCATAGCAAACACACATTCCATTATCAACGTCATTTGCTAACATTGGATTAAGAGTTGCTGATTGAATATGATGAGCTATTAATTTCTCAGTAGATCCACATTTTTCACACTTGTAGTCGGCCCTAGCCAATACCATTTCGCGCCATTCTGGATCTATTTTAGGTCTATTTGATTCTGATAGAAATCCTTTAGGATACTTACGTTGTCCGTATATATTACACTCTTCTTTACATTTTTTAGAACAATAGAAATTATTTGAACTAGATACTTTTCCATTAATAGAATTAATTCTATATTGGACTTGGTTAGCTGTAGGATAAAACCAGCTTTTACAATGATAACATCTAACTTGGAAATCCGGCTTACCCAATCCTCTAAATCTAGTCCTATTAATTTCTTCAATTGGCATTAATTGATGAACATATGTTTCATATAAAGCTACATTATTTTGACAAACTCCACCTTTCCAAAAACGACTTTTACTTCCTGTACGATTTTCACTCATTTTGTTTTTTGTTTCTTCTGAATGTTTTCTTCCTTTATTAACCTCGCTCATTTTCTTTCTAGATTCTTCTGAAAATTTCTTTCCTTTATGAGATTCGCTTATTTTCTTCTTAACTTCTTCTGGAAGTTTTTTACCTTTATGAGATTCACTTAATTTCTTTCTAGTTTCTTCAGAAATTTTATGCCCTTTGTGTGATTCGCTTATATTTTTAATATGTTCTTTAGAAAGTTTCTTTCCTTTATGAGATTCACTTATTTTCTTTCTATGTTCATCAGACATCTTTCTATAGTTCTGTATTGATTGCAACTTCTTCCTCCTTAATTTGAAGTCTCATTAATTCTTCAATCAGGTAAGAAATCTCTATGATTTTAGAATCTCTAATATGCCTATATTGAAGTTTAAGCATCTCATTTTCATCAAGAATTCTAAGGATTGCATCTGCAAATATAGAACGATCATCATCAAATTTTGCTCTTGATTTTTCAAGGATATCTTCTACCATTCGATTTCTCCTCTCAAAACGCTAAATTTCTTATCTCTAACTGATTGTCTCTCTTCCAATTCGTTCTTTGCTTTGCCAATCCATTCTTGTGCTTCTTCTATATCCTTAAATCCATACTTATTTAATTCTTCTAATTTTGCATCCTTGGTTCCATTCAGCGTGGCAAGTTTTGTTTCTATTGATTTCAAAATCTTATCTAGTTCTTTCAGTTCTTCTAAAATATCTGTCATCATTTCTCTCCTGTGGCTTTTTTAACTGCTTCAAATATTATATCTTCCACTTCCTTATCTATATTGGTTTTGTCAGCAATTACTCTGAGTTTCTTGACAAAATCCAAGTCTTCACTCTCAGAGTTAAAACTTCTGTCAAGGGCCGCACTAAATACCTCCAATCCGTCATTTAAGGCCGTTTTTGATGCTATCAAATCCACCTTAAGGACTTCAGCCGATGGTAAGACAGGTATATAGTGTTTCAATAATTTTTGAGTGTCAGTATTTAAAGTCCATACAACAGGTTTGTGTTTATCTTGATCAATTCTCGCCCTCATCCAAGATCCGCAATTTATTAAAATTTTATTTCCATGATCTACAAAAAATTCATTATGATTGTCTCCACTAATGATAAAGTCAAATTCATTATCATCTAAAAATTTAGATGCTGGTGTATAATCAACATGTCCATGCCAGTAATCTTTATCTGCTAACATTTTGTGTATAACGAGAATGTTAATATCTGCATTAAGTACAGATGGTTGTATTATCTTATCTTCATCTCCCCATCCGCAACCATAAAACATAATCCTTTTCTTTTTGTTGTTTATTAATATTCCTTTATTATCTACAATTGTTAATGCTTTAGCAGCAGCAAGGACTTGTAAAGGTGTGTTATCTGTTTCTGTAGAGTGGTATCTTTGATCGTGTTGACCGGCTACTGCAAAAATTTCAACTCCATATTTATCTTTTGCTTCAAGGAACGTGTTTATCAACAGGCTTTTGAGCCTGTCACTTATCCTAAAACTATCGCAAACATCTCCGGGTAGAATTAAGATAGATCTCTCTTTATTTGATTCCTTGCAAATTATTTCAATGACAGACCAAAATTTGTTTATAAGAGTCTGCGAATAGTCCTTATCTATACGATTTTCCGGATTTGTTTCTCTAGCATGGAAATCACCACTAGTGCATATTATCATGAATCATTCTCTCCATTTCATTTTTTGTCATTAATTTACCGCATGTAGGACATTGCCCACCTTTAAATAAGATATCATCATATTTGACTTTATGTATATTAAAATCCACAGTTTCTAATGATATCTTCTTTTGAAGATCATTTAAAGAATTAATAACTGTTTTAACGGATTTAAATTGTTTTTCTAACTCTAATAGAGATAAAGATTCATTTGTCAATTCAATTACTGTAGGACTCACTGATAGATAATCAGTGCATTCTTCAATAGATGAATTGATATCTAAAAGGTTGTTTATTAGAATATCTACTGATTCAATCTTTTTTGATTCAACTTCAATATCTTTAGATATCTCAATACATTCTTCAATATCTTTCTTGTACTTTAGAAAGTCATTACATTCTTCAATCTCTTCATTTATCAACGAGATTTCATTTAGTAGATTTTTGGTATCTTCAATATCATAATTCAATTCACTAATTATTCTAGAATCAGCTAATAATGCATCCACTCTTCTACGAAATCTTAATTTATTATTTACATTATTGATATCAGCTTGAATTGTATTTATTGATTCTATTATTTCATTGGTGTTTACTATTTTATCATCAATTTCTAATAGATAAAGGTCATCCTTTTCTATATCTTCAATAAGAAGTTGGATTGATTCAAGATTGTCAAATTGTTTTAATTCTTCTTCCTTCTTTTTTACTTTTTCTAATTCTTCTTCTGATTTTTGCTTTGCTGTTGATACTATGGAATTTATAGCTTTTATTGTTTTATCAATTATTGAAATACCTACTATATCATTTAGTTTCCTTGCAACCTCACCAGGAGAATCTTGAAGAAGATAATATGTGTCATGTTGTGATTGAAAATTAAGATCATTGAGATTGATAAATGATTTTATCTCTTCTGGTATTTGTCCTTTCAATGCCTTATATGGTTCATTATGACCAGACCATTCATAATGATTAATAGTTTTACTTCTTTCACGAGATACCCATCCTTCAGGAAATACCATTTGAATAGATGTTAATTCGCCACTTCTTGCAGTCCATGACCGAAAATCGAAGCCCTGTGGTCTGTTCCGTATAGCCCAATATAAGGAATGTATGATAGACGATTTTCCGCTATTGCTGATTCCTACAATTGCATTAAATCCATTAGAAAATTCTAATATAGTCTTTTTATGTCTTCTGAAGTTTTTGATTTCTATGCTTTTAAGCATATTAATCCTTTATATAATATTCGTTTTGGGTTGTAGGAATAGAACTATGTTCTCCGTCTTCCACATAACAAACTATAGAATCAGGCCATTTATCATATTTTGAAAAATCATTATAACTAACAATTGGCGGATCGAACATTCCTGCAACATTTCTTTTAAGTTTATTGGGATATTCTTTTAGGTATTTAAAAAATGTTTCTTTGTCTACTTTTATAAATCCATCTAGCATTTTACTCTCCAATTCTTCTTCATATTCCTTTTATTCAATATGATATCAAAAACTCCAGGGACACACCATATAAAGAAGTCCATTTGTCTAATAAGGACTAGTTTATCATTGTCAATTGTACAATATATTTTATTACAATTAGCAGGACCACAATATTCTGCCAATAGATTGAAGAAATCTGCTTTCATAAATACTATTGGCAATAGGTGATCTCTATGCACTACAAGTAATGGTTCGTTTCCCCATCCTGCCTTTTGTGCATTCTCTGCATCTTTTAAGACTTGTCTCCAGAATAGTTGCAAAGTTTGTTTTTTAGCATTACTATCAATAAGAGATAACAAATCAATAACCTTATTATACCCTTTTTTAACCTCGACTACGCAGATCCTTAAAAATGGTTCGCCAATTGGATCTAAACAGACCAAGTCACCATAACTATTCGCCGTGGTCTTTGAAGATTTATTTCTTTGTGTAGCTCGTGCTCCTGAATTTGTTCTCCAAAATATGTCATCTCTATTACCTTCACTTATCCATAATGACCATTCTTTGCTTTTAGTTCTCTCGTTGTCGCCGCCTTTTGCCATATACTATTCCTTTTTATTTTTTAAAGCATCGTAATTCTATAGTTCTACATCCAACTTTTGGAAAGATCCCTCGAATTGTTTTAAATGGAAGTGGATAATTTGTTGCAATAGACCAACATTCCTCATCTGTTAATTCTGGAAATAAATCATATTCATTTATAAAAGGAGCATTATACTCAAAACACTTTTCTATTATTATTCTGGCTTCTTTTTCATTATCTGTCATTATCTATCCTTATTTTTCTTGATGAAGTCGAGTATGTTTTGACTACAGAGAAACTCTACATTCTCCATTATTCTTTCTTTATTCCAATCCCACCATTTTATTTTAAGTAATTCTTCAATTATGTCATCCGAGAATCTTTTCCTTATTACTTTTGCAGGTTGTCCAATTGCAATACTATACGGTGGTATTTTGCCAGCAACTAGAGAGAATGCACCTATGACTGCGCCATCTCCTATATCTGCACCACCTAGTAATGTGACACCACTACCTATCCATACATCATTTCCAATCTTTATATTCTCTGGATCAACTGGATGTCCTGTAATTGGCAAATCCCAAAGTATAGGAAATGGATATGTTGATATCCAATCAACTCTATGGTCTGGAAGAAATACAGCAATTATTGCTGTTGAAAGAGAACAATATTTACCAACAGAAACATCTCCATTTCCTGTTATGTGAATAGAACCATAAGAACCTTTGTCTAAATTGAGCCCCATTATTTACCCCATTCTGCTGTCATACTTGTATCAGGAAACATTCTGTTAATTCTGTTTAATAATTGTTTTTGTCTTTCTGTTCTTTCGTCATATTTGATTTTATCATCATAATTTTTAAGGATATCTAAAATATTATTGGATGCTTCAATAAGTTCTTCATGTGGTTTCATCTCATCTTTTATCAGAAGGACTTTTCTATCAAGTATGAGTTTTAATATATCTTCATCTTTTACATTATATCCTGATAATATTTTAGATACTCTATCTAATTTTATCTGCAATACAGAAAGATTTTTCTTTGTTATTTCAATCAAATTATTTATTGCTGATCTTACTTCTTTAATTGGAGAATCTAAAGGAATATCTGCTTCTATTAGTCCTTCTAAAATACCAGATAGAATCTCTAAACATTTATCCGAAGATGATTTACTACTTCCTTGTATCTGTGGATCATTCCAAATTCCTGTTTCATCGTACCGAGCTTTCCATAAAGGATTTGATAGAAACAAATATGCCTTTTGAATTTTTAGAAAATCTTCTACGTCACCTTTTGCATCAGGGTGGTACTTTTTTGATAATCTACGATAGGCATTTTTAATTTGTTTTTGTGTAGTTGCGTTTTTGATATTAAGTGTTTGATAAGGATTCATTTGTTTACTTTGTCATTAGGGGATCGTTAAATAATTCTTCTTCTTTTATTTCTTCTAGTACCCAAGATAATCCAAATTTTAATCCAAATAGATAATGGTAATTATCCCCGGCATCAGGATTTTTATATTGTATATCAATAACTTTTTCTAACATGTTCTCAATTTGTTCTTTGGTTTTCATTTTCTATCCTCCAATTAAGGTCTATTTCCATACTATTATAAAATTCTACATTATCAACATCATTTATAATCCAGAATAAAACACTTCCTATTAAAGCTAAAAGATTATATTCATCTCCCTTACAATGGTAAGTACGATAGTCTTGTAATTCCTTTAAAATCTTTTTACATTCTTCTTCAGTTTTCATTATTTACTCCAATCCAAAATTATCTTTCCATGCATCAAAACTCTTAGTGTGAATAAAAGATAGCATTTGATACTCGTAGCAGATGTCCATAAATCTATCGAGACTTAATCTGTCTTCATTAAGATCAAATTTAGGAGTTCCTTCAAATGGAAGAACAACTAATGGTTTATTAATTTTTATTGTTTCTTGACCTTCTTTGCTTAAAATTGCATCAAGTACATTACCTTTCTTCATTGTTCCAGTTACATATTTTGTTGCAACATTATATCCCACTTTAACTTCTTTATTTCCTCTCATGTATCTAATACCATCTACGGCATCACCTTTACATCCAGCTACACACTTTACGTTCTTCCATTGCTCGGGTGAGACACCATATTCTTCCATTAAATCTTTTCTAGTGTAATATGACTTTTTGCCAAGATCAAACATAGATGATTTATCAAGTAATTGATATAGATCATTATCAGAACTTACAATAATACTATCCTCATTCTCTAAAACCACAGAAGCTATGATATCATCAGCTTCATACCCTTCTAAATAAAAATTGTTTATAAATCCTATTTTTGGGAGAATATGTCGTCTAAGAATAGCAAATTGAGGTCTTGATATTTTCTCAAGTTCAATCTTTTCAGGATCGTCAGATATTTCTCGTTTTTTATAATTTGGATAGATCTCTCTTCTAATAGATTTAGAAGAGTCCCATGCAAATATAAATTTATTGGATTTAAGCATTTGAGATAGCATTAAAAGAGTTTTAAGGAATCCAAAAATAACTCCAGTTTGCTTCTCATTATGAGATAATCCTTTGAGAGAATGCTTCGCCCTATGGCACAAAAAATGGCAATCTACGATTATTCTATTCATTATCTTCCTTATTTATATCGTCAGGAGTGACCCACCTTCTATTATATTCTTTATTTATAGTTTTCAATTTTAGTAATAATTTAACTTTATTATCCATATGACTAAACCATATTTTATATTCAGAGATAGATAAATCTTTCATATTATGAACAGTATCTACTAATTCTTTATTTGTGTGATCATAATTATGTGGATTTATTTTAATATTGTCAATAAAAATTCCACAATTATTATCTTCTTTTAATAAATCTAAAACTAAATTTCTTCCAAACATTTTTATTAATTCGTCTAGTCTTTCATTTCTTGGATCTTTACGAGATTTATTTCTGAATAAATATCTAAAAAATTTCATTTATAAAACTCCTTTATAAATAATAAGTTATAATTTTTATTCTTTTGACAGGTAATCTTTGTCCATATTCTATTAAATCAAAACTTGGATGTTCATAACATATTTGAAATATATCTGTTTGAAAGTCAAAATTAATTCCTATAAATTTTGCATCTTTTGGAATTCCTAAATCAATATAATAAGCTTTGCAAGAATCATCTTCTGTCTGTCTAAAGAAATCAGCAATATATTCTGGAGACGCTTCAACTATAATTCTTCGCCTTCCAGAAATAGAATCTATTACTTCATCATATTTAATTTCATCCATTTTAATATTCCTTTATATCACTTCGATTTCCATACTACCTGTATCTGTGTCTATCAAAATTCCACCAATACCTCTTTCTACTTTTAGATTTTCCTTTTGAAAGAACTTCTCACACTCTTGTAATGTCTGAAGTGCTATTACGCATTGAGATATTTTTTTATATGGATAGTGAAATGTTACATTCATATCTCTATTATGACGCCACCATATTCCACTAATAGTGGCCCAATCCAATTCAAATTGATCAATAGCATTTGCAACTGTTGATCTTATTTTAGTTTCCATTCTATCTCCAAATAACCAAGGTATGATCCAATTCCTTTAATTCTTCATCAATAATTTTTGATATTTTATTCCAATCACCTAATGCTAATCCTGCTCCAATTTTAGGATAACCAATTTTATATCCTTTAAATAGTTTATAAATTGTAGCAAAACACGATCTCAAAGCATCGTATTCTACCAATACTCTTTTCATCTCTCCTCTTACACAAGTATCAAATTGAGTATATGCGTTAACTACAAATATAGAATGCATATCATTTATAAATACTTTTGTATATGTTATCTTACCTAATTTTGAACGATCACCAGATTTTGTTCTTTTATCAATCTCCCAAGCCTTTGGAAATTCCTTTTTAATTTGTAGAGCAATTCCTGCTCCCATTGTACATATACAATTACAACCATGAACTATGACATCAAAATGACCTTCTTTTGCTAGTTCAATTAAATCACCACGAATTATCTTCATATTTACTTTCCTAATCTTTTATCTAAAAATTCCAATTCGAAATGATATGCGTGTAATGATTTGCAGGTAAATGATAATGGACCTGGTTCTACTCCTAATTCATTAGAAATGAATTCATTGAGAAGAATAAAGCCTCCCATATTGGTGCAGAATCCCGAAATCAGACTCCAACTTCTATATACTACTTTAGTAGTAAGATAATTTATCCCACCATCTTCAATAATTCTAAAATCTAACATTCTAAGACAAGGACTCGTCTTCCTTTCTTGTTCATTTGTATATGGTATATCATAAGCAAAATTACTCTCAGGATAACCTACTTGGATCGTACAATGTTCTGTACCAAATCCATATTTCTTAAAATGATTAATAATCCAATCAAGTTGATTTGGAACAATAATTTTAGGAGATTTATCCCAAGCATAATTGATATTAAAACGTGCTTCTCCTTCATGTTTTAAGTATAATTGTGGGATTATATATTCTCCGCCTGAAATAAATGTTCCGTATTTGTAGTCTTCGTTGTCTTTTATATTCCCATCCATTAAATATTCAACAAAATACTTTTCAATATCTTCGTCAGTTGTTGGTGCTGGCAATCCTTCAGGCATAATAGGAGCCAAAGGTCTTTGATGAGGATATTTTATAAATCCAGCTACATCATCAAATGCAAGTCTATATTGACCCTCATAACTTCCTTTGGTAATAAGATACCTACGCCCTTTTTCTTTTAATGCATATAATAACTTGAACCACGTATCATCCAAGGTTGTTCCTTCAATCCAAATTGGCTTTATGTTCATTATATTACTCCGTTGCTGATAATATTCTTTTAGAAGTTATATTTGTCATAAATGGCATGACATAATTCAAAGTACCTTTATCTATTATTAATTGTTGATAAATATTTATCCCACATTCTTTAATGACTCTATCCAAAAATTCTTTATCTTTTACTTCTTTTGAATCATAAGGATATTCATAGTATATCTCTTTAATATTAACAGCAGTAATAAGCTTTAGGCATGTGTAGCAGGGTTCTAAAGTTGTATAAATGACACATCCTTCAATTGAAATACCCATCTTTGCAGCTTGTGCTATATAGCATTGGCTTCAGAATGCGACGAACAACAATACAAGGTCTTGCTAGAGTCATCTATGCCCATCTCTCGACGGCGACAATAAGGCCGATTTTGGGCTGTTTGAGGGCATTCTGTACAGTGCGGAGCGTTTGGTACGGCTCCGCTATAGCCAGTCGAAAGAATGTGATGATTTTTGACAATTATTGCACCTGTTGGGCGAGAATTACAAGTGCTTCTTGTAGATACAAGTTTAGCCAAAAGCATAAAATATTGATTCCATGACGGCTTCATAATATTGAAATTACTCCACTAATCCATTTTTAAATTGTTTTATATTTTCTTCTTTCAATTCTTCTTTTATTTTTTCCCAAATAGTATGAAGTGATTCAACTTTATCTTTAAAAGTGACATGTTTAATTTTAAATCTATTGTCGATGTTTTCCAGTAAGATATTTTTTATTGGAATTAATTGTTCTTCCGTCAATTCATCAAAGAACTTGAAGGTTTTTCCATCAGATCCAAAATAATCTTTTGGATCAACAAATGCAATTTGAAGATCATCATAAGTCATCTTCTTCCTCCTTTACTATCATTATTGAGTTATAAGAGTCAACTTGTTCAAACCAATCAGATACTTCCAAATCAGAAGGATAGTGGTCTGGATCTGATTGAGATTTTTCTACCCAAAATTTCTGGAATTCGTTTACTTCCGAGTGTAATATTTCAACAAATTCATCAATATCCATATTTTGTTATTCCCTATTTATAACGAGGTTTTCTACCTGAAATTGATTCCATAATTTCATTCTCTAAATCATTCCAGCATTGACCTACTATTTGTCTCAATTCGTCTTCTTTATTCTCATCTTCAATGTACTTAATCATATCTTTAATATGGTAAGTTTTATTTAAACCAAGATCTCCTTCTGTATTTATTCTACCTCTATCATTGCCCCAAAAATTCTCGTCTCTCATCCATTCTATCATTGATTGAAGATCATCAATTCCGTATGCGTCATAGATTGCTATCTTTACCTTCCTTCTTTTTCCTGTTAGTTTATTTTTATCAACATCAAGATAGACATAAGAACCAACTCTACGTTTCTTTCCTCTAATATCTACATTTATTGCAGCACCAAAATATAATCCAACAGCATGAGTTGCATAGAATCTTATTGCATCACCACCACTTGTGGTTTTCTCTGGTTGACCGAATCCTTGCTTTAGATTCTGTCTTGTTTGAGATAAAACAAGAGATACAGATTTTGTTTTTCCTATACGAGCTATTGTCTTTCTAAAACCTTCACTTGCAAGGATCGCCTTACCCGTCTTCCATCCACCCTTAGATGCTTTTGGTTCTTCTCCATCTTCTGTTTCTTTTATCTTTTTTACTATAAGATCTTCAGGAAGAGGTAGTGAATCCCATGAGTCTGTTACGCTAATAATTGGTTTTCCACCTTTCATGAATACTTGATGATCATTTTCCCAATTAACAGTAGTATAATTACCTTTATGCTCGTTATCCGGAATGATTTCAACTCTCTTAATTTTTGGGCCAAATATTTCTTCAAGGTTAAAATGCATTGCTGATTCTAGTTCAATATATTTCAAATCATATCCATCAAATCTAGGATTTGATACTGCTTCAGCCATAATTGTTAGAGCAAGTAGAGACTTTCCCGTTGATGGATCTCCTTTAAGATGCACTTCGCTTCCAAGATAATAGCCGCCTTCCCACATTCCAGAACAAGCAAGATTGAGAAGTGTTGAACCAGTTGAGATTAGATCATTTTTGGTATAATTGGTAATTAGATCAGTGGGTGATTCTAATACTTTGAGATTATCTTCAAATGAATCTGATACTTTCTCTGCACGTTTAAATACTCTATTTGCTGCTTTATCTAATTCTTCAGTCATATTTATTCCTTATTGAGATTTAATTCAATTCCTTTGATAATAATCTCTGCAAATATATTACAAAATGTAATTAGAAGATATATAGCAATAAACCAAGGAACAGAGATTTCGAGTTTGTAGGAAATAAATACCAAATTTATCCCAAAGAATGCAAGAAATAAAAATGTAATAAAAATATGTCTATATTTAGGAATATGAACAATCTCATTTTTATTCATTTAAAATCCTCCATTATTTGTTATAAAATAAAGCTAGATAGGTTGCCCCAAATCAACCTATCTAGCTATTACACCAGTTTTCTCAAGACGCACTATAATCATTATGATTATAGCTGCACGATACTTTTTCGACCACTGGCAGGGCCGATGGAGGGTTTGTTTAATCTCTCTTTAGAATACGTCTACCTCTAGGCTTTTCTACAGCTTCCAATTCATCTTTCTTTGCCTTACATGCCTTGTAAACATCATCGGCACACTTATTACATTCTTCATTAGTAAGTGTATCTTTGCCAAATTCAAGCATTGAAGGACATTTGGCAATTAGTCCTCTATCAGCAGGAGATTCTTCTTCTCTGGTCCTAGAGAGTCTTTTAGTAGACTGTTCTTCCTGTTTTTCTTCATCTTTCTTCTCAGGTTCAGGAGTCTCTTCGGTAGTACTCCTTTTAAGCCTTCTTGAACCTCTGGAATCTTCTTGTTTTTCTTCCTTCTTTTCTTCTTGTTTAGTATCTTCTGTCTTTTTACTTTCTACTGACCAATAAAGATCATTGAGTTCTTTGTAGGTCATAAGAATCAGAGTGTCATCGAGACAGATTGCGTCTTCAAGTTCTTCATCAGAAATAACATATGGCTTTCCTTTAACCATACGATCTACAAACCTATGACCTTCATATGCCGCAGTAGTATCCTTGCCTTTACCACTCTTCTTATAGACAAAGTAGATAGTCTTACCTTCATCGGGATCAGGATAAGTGACAGCACCCGTACCTGCTCTCTCATCTTCTTCAGAAAGAGTATCAAGATTCTTCTGCATGAAGTGATGACTTACTTCATAAATCTGACAACCTTTCTCTTCCTCTTCGCCACCATCACGCACAATAGCATTGTACATTACTCGACGATAGGCTTTCTTCTCTTTCCAGATTGCCTTGCGTTTATCTGCATCAGGTTCATCAGCTTGTGCTGATTTAAGATGTTCGCAGATAGGACATCCAACGACATTCTCTTCGGGATCAGCAACTCGTCCAAGTTCTACAGCTTCTTCATCGGAAAAACATTTACCTGCTTTGAATGTATTCATAGGACATACAACGCTAGCACCTAGAGGACCGACATTTTTATGCATATGGATATCCATAACATGCCGAAAAGTCCCAGGCTTAGGTGCTTTCTTGAGAGTCTTATCAGGAAAATGTTTTCCAATGCGAAATGGAATACAATCCCAATAATGTTTAACTCCATCATCATTACCTTCAGGAATCCATTGACTCCTTCCATCAGGCACAGTAAAGTATGTCTCAAAAGATGAAGAATTGAAATTTTTGGATTCTTGAGATTCCTGAACAGATTCTTTCAGTTCAGCCTTCATTAGTTCTCTTGCACTAGGCATAAATTATTTGCTCCTTTTATCTATTCGTTTTTCAATTATCTTGAATAATTCAAGGATTGTATATTGATCTGTCATATTTATTGGAGTATCATCACTTGATGATTCACAAATGTTAGCGGTTAATGATAAATCAATAGTAAAAGTTACCGGACTTCTAAGATATGATTTATAATTTCCAAATAGCGATGTCGTTTCAATCATATCTGTGTCTTGTTTAATCATTAATTCTCTAGGAAAACATTCTTTAAATATATAAGATCCTTGTCCTGGCATAATAATGGTCATATCTTTACCATTACTATATATTTGTATTGAACCGTCGTGAATTCTATACGACATCATCAATATCCTTATCGAGTAAATCTTGTAATTGTTTTTCAAGCTTTGTTAAACACTTTTTGGCAGATTGAATCTCATAAAGTCTTTGCTTGAGAACTCCCTTAGCCATTTCCTTCTTTTCTTCTTCAATTTCAATTTTCACTTCATCCATAAGATCAGAAATCTTCATTTGATACTCCTTATGTCTAATTACTAATTTTTCTTTTGATTACAAAATCGCCTATCTTAACCTTATCATCTTTTTCAGTAATCAATATAGGGATAAGAATGTGATCTTTGTCTAATTCTAGATTATCTTCTAATTCTAGATATCCTTCATCATTAATATATCCTACTGGATCTCCTTTCCAAAATATTCTATATTTCATATATTATATTCCTATTTGTTTGATTGGTGGGGAAGGAGGGATTCGAACCCTCAAGCTATTCGCCGAAGAATTTTAAGTTCTTTTCCTCTACCAATTGGGCTACTCTCCCAGAAATATTAAAAAGGTATTTGATTGAATGGTATTTTAAACATACATGTAGACGATGCCATTCTTCTCAAGAATTCTTTTCTTGTAATTCTCATATGATACCATTCATGATCAAAATATTCTGGTTTTCTATTCCATCCATCAGGATCATATATCTCAAAATAAGGATGATATACTTTTGACCAAATCTCACTTGTTAGATAGAATGTTTTCATGGTATCTTTCTAAGTGTTGCTGCGGACAAGGAATCGAACCTTGTACTTCTGGCATTGACTGTTAGTTCCCAACTTTTCATATCTGTGGTATTCCTCGCCTTTTAATGACTGGTTAAGATGCACTAAGCAGAGCTTAACGGGTGTACTCTCGGTCATTCACTGATATGAAAGTATCCAGACTATGGGTTTGAGCGACTATCCTTTCCGCCACCGCAGCAATTCTTTATTAATTCAATTCTTTCTTCCAAGCAGAAGAAGGCTTGAATCGAATTGCATTCTTTTCGCCAACTTCAATAGCTTCACCACTACGAGGATTTCTTGCTGTTCTCGGTGCTCTAACTACATTCTTGAAAGAACCAAACTTATGGATATCTACATCATTTCCCATGGAAATCTCAAATTTAATTCGATCAAAAATAAAATCAACCAATTCTTCAGCCATTTCCCTGTTGATTGTTGCAAAAGATTCCTTGATGTCAACAGCCAATTCCTTCTTAGTCATTTATAATTCCTTTCTAATAAGTCGTTTTGATTTTGATAAATTATCAACCACTTCTTCATTTATATCAGACCCTATAACTTCTTGAATCCTCCTTTCTACAGAACCTTTTTCTTTAGGTTTTGCCCAATAATTTTGTTTATACAAATCTATATCTGATTCAATCATTGACTTTCTATTCTCAAATGATTTTACTGCTACTTCTAATGCATCTTCTCTTTTCTGTGCTTCATTAAGATTAATAGCAGCTTGATGTAAGATTTCACGACATTCTTTCAATACTTCTTGGTAATCTTCATGTCGTATAATCCAATTTTCAACTATTGTATCTGTGATCTTTTTAAGATCGTATTTTTGCCAATTGGTACGGATGTCATGATCGAGTTCTGCTTTAATTTTTTCTATCTCATGTTTGAGATTAGCTTTTGCTACATCATAAGCCTCTTTTGCATCATATCTTAGTGCTTTTGCTCTTGCATAAGCCTTTGCCCACTTAGCAAAGATATCTGCATGAGTACAACAAATCTCATGCAGGTAGTATGGATCAATTGTTAAATCGGCTTCATAATTATACTCAAACTCTTTGTCTGTCATACTTACCCTCAATTTGTATAAGCATTATAGCATATGCAAATGTATCGTGATTAAAAATCTTTTACTTTTTGGAGAGGGTAAAAATCTTCATCTGGTATCTCTCCAATCAACCATAAAAGTGTCTCATGTACTCCATCTTCATATGTATTCTCATATGCTGTTGTACTTTGAGGAAATTTTTGAAGAATATCTCTTATTTGTCTACTTTTACAAATAATTGATTTCCAATTTGTTAAAACTGATTCAGTAGTGATTGGTTTATAATCGAAAGAACATTTTTTGCATACTGGTCCTTTATTGATATAAGTTATCATTCCATCTGTTGAAATTCTATCTCCACATTCCGAACAGAATACATCAACCGTGTTTGTCATTACAATCCTCCTATCTTTTTACATTTCATAGCAAAATTCTTAATACCTTCTTCAAATAAAAGTTTATTATTTGGATTATGAAGAACTGATGATGGATGCATACTCCAACAAATCCAACATCCAAATTTGTTATTCTCAAACCATTCAGTAGGATTTTCCTGAACCTGCTTTACAATTCCACCCATTTGTTTCTTAAAATAATATTTTGATATATTGCCACCAGCAAGAATAAGATTGGGTTGAATAAACTCAAGTTCTGCATCCAACCATTTACGACAAGCATCTATATGTTTTTCTGATGGATTTTTGATGATAGAACCGGGATAACAATGAACCGCGTTGGTTACATGAAACATATCTCTGGTCAATTTGTATTTCTTCAGTTCCTTCCAAAGAGTTTCTCCGGCTTTGTGGATCAAAGCAATCCCTTCATCATTTTCAACTTTTCCTGGCGCTTCCATCACAATAACAATCTTATTCTTAGCAGATGAAGGAGGAACTGGCCTTCGTGCATGTAAATGTAATTCACAGGATTGACACTTGAATAGATTCTTATCAATCTCAAATGGTTTACAAGTCTTCTCAAGTTTTACATGGATATCACCACTAAATGCTTTATCAATGTCTGCAATATTGTGATAGCCATTCTTCTCAAGAAGTTCTATCAATTTTGGATATTTATTGTCAATCTTACCTAATACATTAAATTTAAAATACTTTTCTGCAACCGATTGATCTATGTCAGCATCTTTATCAAATGCTTTGATGTCATTAAGGATATCTAACATCTTGCCTTTGACACTGTATTGCTGAGACTCAAGAATAAAAAATCCCTTCCTCTTTTTTGGTGTTAGACTTAGCACTAACTCGTCAGCCATTTTATCCCCGACTCCTTCTATAGCTGAGAAGGGCACGACCAGTTTCTTGTCCTTAATAAGCCATTTACGGCCATCTGAGATGCCTACCTTGGGTGTTAGCAAATCCAAACTTAGTCTTCTGGCTTCCTTAATTAAATCATCCTTAGAAGTCTTCTGGTCATAGGTCAGACAGCCACAAATATATTCTGCAGGATAGTAATGCTTTAACCAAGCTGTGTACATTCCTATCATTGCGTAAGCGCAACTGTGACTTTTATTGAAGGAATAGGATGCATGTTTTTGTAAACCTTCCCAAAATGTCTCAGCTTGTTCTCTTGATAAAGTGTGATTTTCTAAACATCCTACCATAAATTGATCTTTAAATGGTTTAAATTCAGCAGGATCTCGTTTCTTTCCAATTACCTTTCTGATTTTATCTGCAACTGGATATGGTAAACCTGCTACTTTGTAAATAACATTCATTACATCTTCTTGATAAACAATCAATCCATAAGTATTTTTAAGTATTTCTTCATATAGTGGATGAATTGGTTTCCATTTCTCTCCATGTTTGCGTTTAATATATTCAGTAGTTTGACCGCTATCATAAGGTCCAGGTCTTACAAGTGCTACTGCATCACTCAAATGACTAAACTTCTCTATTCCCATTTCCTTGATAAGTTTAGTCATTGGTTTAGTACCTGCTTGAAAAACACCTATTGTATAGCCATTGGAGATATCTTTCAATACTGCTTTATCTTCAAGATTAATCTTTGTAAAATCAATATCTTTGTTATGATTCTCTTTGATAAGTCTTTTTGCTTCATCCAGTGCTTCAAGAGTTGATAGACCAAGTACATCAAGTTTCATTAACCCCATATACTCACAGTCGGCCATTTCCCAATTGACCGTCAAAGAACCATCTCTCATTGCAAGATTACATTTTGTTCCATCTCTTAAATCTTCATTTGAGATTATAATTCCTGCTGCATGTTGTCCACTGCTCTTATTAATTCCTTCAAGGATTATTGCATGGTCTACAATATGAGAATATTTTCTATCAAATTCTTTGCCTATTTCTGTATTTAGAACAGTTTCAATAGTATCATCTTTGCCTATTTGCTTTGAGAATAAATCTACTTCTTTTAAAGGAATTTCAAATGTACTTGCTACACTTCTTATAGAAGATTTATTCTTCATTTTTTGAAAAGTAGATATCCCTGCAATATTATATTTCCCGTAAGTTCCCTCAAGATAGATTCTGACTTTATCTCTGTTGCTAAAATCAATATCTATATCTGGCATATCTAATCGTTCTTCATTAATAAATCTTGAAAATGGGAGATCAAATTTAAGAGGATTAATATTAGTAATACCTAAAAAATACGCCAACAATGAACTACCGCAACTACCTCTTCCTGGTCCTGTCATTACGCCATTTTGTTTACACCATTGAATAAGATCCCAAACAATTAGAAAATATTCTATAAATCCTTTATCTTTGATTACTTTGAATTCATGCTCAAATCTTTCTTCATATTCTGCTGGCATAAATTCGCCAATTTTTTCTATACTTCCTTGAACGCATAGATGTTGTAAATATTCATCACTTGTTTTGCAGATAGTTTGAGATTTTACAGATGGAGGAAGAGGAAGATTTATATTTTGTTTTTGAATTTTAAATTCAGAACAATATTCTGCTATATAAACCGTTTGTTGCATTGCTTCAAGATAGATATCTGAATCTAATTGATTTTGTTTCTCAAATGCCTTAATCATCTCATTGGCTGATTTCAAATGAAGATCATAATCAGTGAATTTCATTCGATTAGGATCAGACCATTTTTTTTGAGTCTGCATTGCAAGAAGGACTTCATGAGATTCTTTGTCTTCTTTGTAGATATAGTGACAATCTAATGTTGCACATAATGGTAGATATTTTCCATTGATCTTTGTTTCAATTACCAACTCATTCATTGCTTTCTGCGAGTCAGTATTATGTGGCATTATTTCGCCAAAGATATCATCAGGTATTTTTTCTTGCAATTGTTCTAGGAATTGCCTTCCTTCTGGACTTCCTAGAACGCCATTAGCACAACCTGTCAATACAGTAAGACCGCTACAATGATTGAGAAATGTAGGATAGTCAATTCTTGGCCTATAGTAGAAGCCAGAAAGATTGGCATATGTAAGCATTTTTAATACATTATGCCAACCTTCCTGATTATTTATTAGAACAGTTATGTGATGATTCTTTTCTTTTGCTCGGATAGTCGCATCCTTGACAATATTGAATTCCACGCCTATGACACTTTTAACACCTTGCTTCTCACACTCATTTTGAAATTTAATAGAACCGTCTATGTTTCTGTGATCCGTTATTGCTAAATATTCAAAGTCTAATTCTTTAGCCCTAGTGACTAATTCTTTGATTTTACATGCACCATCTAAAAGACTATATTCTGTATGTACATGAAGATGTGCAAAGTCTTTATTCTGCATAATTAATCCATTTATCTTAAATTTGAAGTTCTCTTAGAATATTCTGTATTCCAAATAGACCATGACATTATTGAATAAATTGACATAATATTATTTGGATAAGGAAATAGTAAATGTTTATTTGAAAAGTTACAAAATAGAGTATCTGCTTCTTCAATTGATTTGCAATATTCCATCAACATATCAGTCATTTATTTATTCCCAATGTTTGTTCCATTCTGTTCTCCACTCATATTCTGCATCCGCTGCTTCACAGACATCATCTTCATTTGATTTTTCAGCAAGCCATTTCAAATAACTTGAAGGAATATCTTCTATTGATTTACCTTTAAATTTACCCCATGGCATTATAAAATCAGAATTTGATCTTTTCATTCTTTTTCCTTTGCCTCCACAATCACCGACGCCATGGCCTGAAGATCCTGAGTATAGAGACCAAAGATCTCTACCACATCACGAAATTCTTCAAGATCATGTTTTGCGACACGTAGTTTAAGTTCACCTTCTTTTGATTCGGTTATTTCAATATGTTTCAATTCATGTAGAATCAATGCCTGTCTTTGGATATCTGTAAGTTGTTGCCATATGTCATGAGCAAATTCAATAATAAAATCAAATCCGTGAAGTATTTTTAGTTTATCACTCTGTTTCGAGCATTTACCGAGCACCACCTTTCCGCCAGCTTTCTGATGCTCACTTCTGAACATATAGCATATATTAGAATAGGCCGCGTCGGGGTGGAAATTAGATATCAATTCTTCTGCGATTTTAATAATTTCATCATCGCATTTCCAGTAAGAATCATTAGGAGTTTCAATCTCTTCATTCTCTTTAATATCATCACTCATTTTATCAGCCTCCCCAAGAATTTTTAATTTCAAAAAGATGATAGATTTGCATACCATCATATATTTGGAACGAATCAATAAAGATAAGATCTAAAATATCTTCATCTATTGAATGTCCTGTTCCAGCAAGTCTAAAATTTCTATCTTCTAATTCTGCTTCTGGATCGCATAATATCCACAAACAAGGATTTTCTTTTTGTGTTTGACAGCATAGGATTTTCGCATTTAATGGAAGTTGGAGAGTGAAATAATCTGTTAGTTTTATAATATATTTAATTACTTTCAATTACATCTCCTTTCTTAAATTCCGATATCAAAGCGCAAATAAAATGCTCTGCAATATTATTACAATAAATACATTTTACATATTCTAAATTAGGCAATGGATATATTTCAAAACTCCTTTTATGGATATTACAAAATCCATTATAACATGATTTGCATATCCATTTATTTGAATAACAATCTGTCATCTAATATCCTTTTCTGACAGGCCAAGTATAAGGCAAATCATCTCTCTCGTCAGGCCAAAATTGTCTATAGTGTTCTGGATATTTTCTTAGTAGATTTGAACGATGACTTCTATGAAAATCTTCATTACCTAACCAAAGTGGATACTCAATTAGGGTATAAATATTTAAATAATACCAATCATGTTCTGATATTTTGTATTTTGTATTATCTATATATCCTCTATTTGTCCACTCATCACAAATAGCATAACCATATTTACATAAAGCCGATTCATAATTTTTCCACATAAGAACTGCTGGATGATTTTCCCATCTACTTCCATATCTTAAAGTATTAAGAATTTGAAGAACTTCTACTCTTTGTTTTCCAAGTCTTCTATAGTCTAATACTTTTGCTGATTCTATGAAATCTGGAGAAGCGAGGAATGTTTGCATTTTATTTCCTGTATTTGATATATAATTCATGATTACCTAATGGTTTTTTAAGTTTTAAATTTTCTCTAACCAATCGTCTCCAATAAATAGGACTAAATCCTTTAAATCCCTCTAACCAATAATTCCATTTCATCCACCATAAAGGTGCAACTAACCATGATGCCTTGTCTGCTCTCATAAGTAAGCTTTGAGTCCATTTAGATTCTTCTGGACAATGACCAGCACAAAACATCCAAGCTTTTGAACTTAATTCACGTTGAGTCAAATAATCAGTTTTTAAGAAATATTTACAAATTTTTATTGTAAATTTACATGTTATTTTTGCACCTAATTCCCAATGACCTTTCTTGGCATTATCATCGCTTAAATATTGTTTTCCCCAAACACCAATATCATGTAAAAATATTCCAATTATTTGCCACCATTCAGGCCATGATCCATATTCTAATTTCCACGCTCTTAATACTGCCAAACCATGCATAACGGGATTATGGCATCCAAATAAAACAGACTTAGTTCCTTCTATCATTTTACCATCCTTATTTTGCTACAGTGCAGGCATTTATCAACTGCATTATCAAGCCCGGTTTGCCGTTGTAGTGTAGCACTTCACGGAAGGAATCGCATATGAGCCACATCCTAGAGGCTTTAGAAGGGTCATTAATTGCCACTCTTGCCATATAACCCATAATGCTTAATCGACAAGTTTCTGGTTCAATCTTAACTTTATCAATCATGGGAGCCAATTTTACCCAAAGGTCATTCCCCCCCTTCACAAGCAATCTACATACTTCCAAAATGTCTACATTTTCAATTCCACTATCCACAAGGTCAATTGCTAGACTAATATCCTTAATGTCTATAATAGTTTCTAATGCAACCAAAGCATTTCTAGAACTTCCTTTACTATTGATCACAATCTTACTTTGAACCTTTCTATCAATTTCTTTTCCTTCTGCTTCAAGAATACAATCTATTAATTCGTTCATCTCTCTAGGTGCAAGAGGCTTTGTCTCATATCTTGCACATCTTGATTGTATTGTATCAATAACTTTTCTTTGTTCTGTTGTAGACAAGAACCAATAAATAAAATCAGGTGGTTCTTCAAGAGGTTTTAAAAGACAGTCTTGTGCTTGTGGAGTTGCTCGATGGAATTCATCAAGTATATAAACTTTTAATTTTTTGCCACCACGTTCTACTACTGGAGAAAGATACATTGTACTAACAATCTTTCTCATATCTTCGACACCATTTGTATCAGACATATTATATTCAAATATATTTTGTTCTGTACATCCAAGACTTTTCGCCATAAGTCTGCTAACACTTGTTTTGCCTGTGCCTTTTTCTCCAATTAAAAGTATAGCATGTGGCAATGCATCATCTTCTAGTTTTTGTTTAATCATAGAAACAAGTGCTTCATTGCCAAATACTTCATCCCAATTTTGAGGGCGATATTTTCTTGCTAATGCATCAGTTGCAGCCATATATTATTCTCCATTTAGAATTTCTTCTTTTAGGTTATTAAATGCTCTGATTAAATCTTCAAATTCATACTCTAGAATTTCTAGATTGGTTGGAGAATCTTTATCTGGATATTTATTTTGCCAACCAAATCTGTCCCCCTTACATACAGCTTGTATTAATTCACCGCATTCTTCTATCAATTTTATAGTATTAGAACCAATATTTACATAATTTGGATCGGCCATTATTCTTTTCCCTCCAATTTTCTAACTCTATTTTTAAGACTAGCAAGATCTATAAATATACAGATTATTACAAAAAGTAATGATATCAATACTGGAAATAAATCCCCAACTGTAACCATTTCAATCATCGGTCTAAAATCAAACCATAACCAAATTCTTTCCATATTTAACTCCTATTCACAATCAGGCCATATCTTTTTATTCTTTTCAATTATGTCACATTCTGTTGCCAATTTATCCATCAAATCTTCACGAAGAGATTTATAACATGCTTCTTTCTCTTTTATCGAACATTTTTGAGTAATTCCAATATCAATCCTGACAAATTCAAAACTCCCTTTGCCTAGAGAGATAGTTTTACCTATAGACATCCTTATTTCTAAATTATTTTCTTCCATGAAATATTTCTTTCTTTGTTGCGTATCTTACAGAAGGTGGGCTTTTTATGAAGAATTTACCATCGTAGGTATAGGTATTCCAATAATTGTTTTCTAACAAATCAATAGAACATCCTACTCCTACATCAAATTCGTTTAGGTTAGATTCTTCATACTCTTTAATGATATCTCTGATTCTTGCAAATAATTCTTTATTGGTCATTTTATTTACCTATATTTTATATAACAAGCCTCTAGTTTTTATCTTCACGTCTTCATTGTGTCTTTTTGTTTCTCCTTTTGGATAAGGAAGGATTGAATATTTTAGCTTAGATAACATATCTTTAATTTGTTTCTTACTTCCTAAAAACTTAAAATATCTATGTTTTGAATCTTCTTCTTTAAATCTTTGTATGTATTCAGGAATTTTGTCTTTATTCCTAGTCCCATAGGAGTTAAAAACACTTCTTGGATGGATTCTTTTACCAGTTATTATATTGACATAATAATCTTGTGGTTCTGACAATCCAGTATATATCCAATTTGTGGCTTGATAGATATATCCTACATGTCCAACTCCTGCATCTGCATAACTTAGAATACAAACAGGCTTTGGTAGCAAAGAAAGACATTTCGCAACAAAGAAAGATGATGAATTTTTTGGTAATCCTTCTGCCACACATAACCTATTCAATTCTAAGGTATTTATCTCCAATTTGTTATCAAATATTTCACCACCATTATTAAATTTTCTGCATGGAGTAGAACCAAACGTACAAACACCCATAATTTCTTGATCTAAAGAGAATAATCCATAAGCAAATGTTATTAGTGGAATTGTTTTAGCATAGTGTCTATATAATAGCCAAGATTTACACCATTTATTAGAAATTTGTCTTACTTCAAATTCCATAATATCACCATTTTGACATAAGGTGTCGAAACGCTTTCGTTTTAAAAATCATAACACTTTCATCAGCTATAGAAAAATTACGAGTGATTGAAAGGATAGTTTTAAGGAATGTGGGTGATATTTTAAAACTCATACCTTCTTCAAACATTTCTCCATCAATTTCAACACTATCTTCAACACGACCATTTGAGTTTTGTCCTTTAACAAAAAGTCTCTTACCTTTTCTATAAATCTCTACATTCAATACAGGATCATCTTTGTCGAGAACACTGGCAAGAATACCTGCTACATCAAGACATTCTTCCAGATCTTTAGGAAATTGGTATTCTTTAAACTCTTCATCATATGAGTTGAAGATTTTGATAAGGTTTGAGATTGGAAATGATTTCATCAATTCATTGGTGCTAAATACAATACCATTGTCACACTTAAAATGTATCCATCCATCACCAACTGCATATGAGATTGGTGGATAAACCATTTTAAGAAGAGTGGTAATAGAACTTGCTGGTATTGTAAAATCAAAATCTATAGATTCATCAAATTTATAACGAGAATTACGATAGATATCTGTAGACCATGCACAATCTTCTTTAATTGCTATTCCATTGATTTCTATTACATTTGGATCAAGACTCATTGAATACGAACAAAGTCTAATTCCTTCCATAAAGTCCTTTGGTAGATCATGGAATATCAGATCATCAATATTGAATGAATTTACAAGTTTACGGATTCCATCATCTTCTTGAATCAATACCATTTTAAGAGTAGTATTATCTCCAGATATCTCAAGATTGTCTGGATTTTGTTTCAGTGTAACATCTTCAGATTTCATCTTTTCAAGAATCTTTAGAGTCTCAGTAGCTTTTACTGTACAATTTACTCCTGTCTTTATTGGATATGAGAATGACATTCTATTAGAATAAGTATGTACATATTCATCAGCAAAGATAAAACTATCTGCGCCAATAAGAAGTTGATCTTTGATATCAATTGCACTAATTACAGTTTTCAATGCTGAGACAATATTTTTACGCTTTTGAAGAAAACCTTTTGCCATTATTTTATATCTCCTTAATTAAGGAATTTAAGAACGTAAAATAATATCCATGCAATACCTAAAGAAAGATGTGTTATAATTTGAACTAAAATATATGATTCCCAAAAATTCATTATATCTCCTTAATCTGCTGGTTCAAATTCAATAATGCCATTAACAACTTGTTTTGGTTTGAGGATGATAATATTATCACAATCTAATGAAGTATATATAATATTTCCTACTAATAAATCAACACTAAAGAATTTTTCATTTAATTGTTGTTTATTAAAAATACTATCAAAAATATCTCTTCCTGGAGAATCAGAAATTCTCATATAAATTGTATTATTGTATGTATTTTTATATTTCCACACTTCTCCAACTTCAGGAATTCTGTTTTTAGATTTTGTTTCAACTGATCTACATTTCATCTTATATCTCCTTAGATTTAAAATCTTCATATTTAAGATCAATGTAATGATTGATATCTATATGTTGTAGAACATCAAATAATATTTTATTATGTTTCCATTTTTCAAAGTATTCTCGAATACTTAGTTTCTTGTAATTGCCAGGATTCATACACCACTTAGTAAGCAATGTATAAAAATATCCCCAAGGACAATCTTTGTATTTTTCATATCTCATAAAGTATGGAATACATTGAAATTGCATCAATACTTTCATTCTTTCAAGAGTTTCAACCAAGTCGGTTTTCCAAAAACTTAAATCATAATTACCAGTTCTATCAAATGCACATAGAACATAAAGTTTTGTACTGGATTTATTATATTCTCTCCATAGTGCTAGTTTTTTAACAATCATATTCTTGTCTTTTATATTATCAAACGCAAAGATATAATCTCCATAGTATTTTACATCAGATAATAATTTTACATTTTCCTTATTAAGGAGGCGAATGTCTAATCCTTGTTTAAATTGGATTCGTTTACCGAAATCATACAATTCTTTGAGAATACCAATAGATCCTTTATATCCAAGAAAGTTATCATCGAGGAAACAAGAGTATTTATTTTTTGGATCATAGAATTCCATGTGTGAAGAATGTAGCTTGACTACTTTACAATTTCTATTCACACAGAATTCACAACCTCTAAAACATCCAGTTGTCAATTTACCAATATTTACTTGATTGTAAATCTCAAAAGTATCTCTTCGATCATGATCTATTAGATCCTGAGATGCAACAAAATCATCATAGAGATGATAATCTGGCATTATATGTTCTATTTCATCTGGTAATTGAGGAGATTTATCATAGAAAAATCCAGTACCACCATATTCTACATGTTTGAGTTGAAGTACATTCTCAGGAAATAAAGTATCTGTAAATACCTTTGTCACATATACTTTATCATATGAGTAGATATTATTGTAGTTGAGTTTAGACATGAGGTTTCGGATATCTAATTTAAGAGTGATTATATCCCCTTTTTGTTTATGATATGAAGAGATTTTCATAGCAGCAAGATTTGGGAAACGATGCCGCTTTTTATTAGTTAAATCAGCATCTATAATACATATATTCATTTTTGTTCTTTCTTATATATTACTATTATAAGTCTGTTTATAGATATTATGTATGATTTCTTCTGGATCTATTATATATTCATTCTCGTTATGAGTAAAAATCACTAAATTTCTTGTTTTTATGGCATAAATTATTGATTCAGAAAATCCTTTATTTAAATGAGATCCGGGTATTGCATCAATACGGATTCTTTAATTTTTATTGATTCCATTATATGATCCTTATGGTTATTTTGAGGAAGGAACTACCCCCCATTATGGGGGGTAGTTTATGTAGAAATGGAATTAAATTACAGGTTTTATAACAAGTTGATAATTGCCAACTTCATCAATCTTCAGATATCCAAAAGGCACAAGCCAACGGATACATTGTTCAACCCAAAGTTGGGCAGCAGAAGTAGAATCATTGGCTCCAGGATTATGTTCAAGATACAACTGATTTGACCTAAAACTAATTGCCTCAATAGTTTCATTGCCTTCGATCATTGCATCTCGCACAGAGACAGCCCGACCATAAGATTCCTTCTTCTCTTTCTTAACCTTTTCCTTCTTGGGCTTTGCTTCACCGGGTTCCTTGGGCTTCCTTCCTCTCTTTGCACCTTCCGGCTTTTCTACTTCTTCCGGAATTGTAGTAAGACTAGCATATGTTTCAATGACAAGAGAACTAAGAGCATTAGCCACTGCATCATCATCGCCAGGAACAGAATTAACAGCCGCAACAAAACAAGCCGCCATCTCATCCTTATTCTTCAACTTTTTAACGTCAATCTTAATAACCTTATCTTCGCCATCCTTAATCTCCAGCTTATTGAAATCGTTAATAACTTCAGTAAACTTCTTGATGGACATTTCATTAACAACTGCCTTATTCAATGCGCCCATAAAAATTAATCCTTTCACTATTGTTTTTGATTAGAAGCGACATACCAATTATGTCACTATTGAAGACAAACACATTCTAGCATACTTTGATTGATATGGTATAAAAATCTTCATTGATACTCAAAATAAATTGCTTGTTTTTAGGACTTGGTAAAAACTGGCTTATCTGCTGGTCCTTGTTCTCCATTTGCAATAGATATAGTATCAAATGGCTGATTCATTACAGGATAATCACTAATTACTTTCAAACGATTTATATCAAACCAGCATTGATCCATCAATTTTCCATCTCTATCCATTCCTGGATGAACAATTGCCTGAATACATCCATAAAGATCAAAACTGATTGATGCAACAATTCCTTTAAATCCTGTTACTTTATCTTCAACTTTCATACCCAATAGACTTAGATGTTCTTCTACTTTTGTCATTTATTTCTCCTTATATATTATGTTCTTTTCTAATCATTTCAAAATAAGAAATTGCGAAACTATAACCTTTCCATTTGTCAACACCTTGTTCTTCTAATGCCATTAATTTATAATAAGCAATTTGCAATTTTTCATATTCAATCTTTGTAATTGTTACAGTTTCCATAACTTTTATCTCCCAAATACCTCGATCCTAACTTGTCTTGCATCTTCTATTGATAATGATCCAGGATCACTATAGCAATTTAATTCTAATCTTTCTACATGATCAAAGGAAGATGCAAGACACATTATGCTAGCTAATTTCTGTGCTTGTTCCTGTGCTGGATTCTCTGGATCATATAAAACAAATAGATTTTTAATTCCTTTCTTTAATAAAAGAAGTAATTGTGCATTAGTAAATTTTGTTGATAATGTAGCTACAGCTCCATCACCTATTTTCCATACATCTATTGGTCCTTCAACAATTAATACAGTATCTCCTTCTAAATGGTTAAGATTGTACACTAGCCTATCTCTAGGAATCAGATTCTCATTATCAGATGGAGAATCATATTTATTAATTGCTTGTCCTGTTATATCTCTAGCTGAGAATGATACTATTTGATTATCCATAAAGATAGGAATGATGATTCTGAATTTGAATTTTGTCATATTGCCGCATGATATCACTCCATAGTGTTCTTGTAGATAATAAGGGTCAAATCCTCTCTTTGCAAGATAATTAAAGTATGGTTCTGGAAGATCTTTATTGAAGAATTTGAAGTATTGTTCTAATGCTCCTTTTACTGGTTTATGTATTTTCTCTTCTGGAAAACCTACATGGAATTTACTAATTATTTCTCTGATTTCAGAATATGGAAGTTTTGTTAGAATTTCAAGAGTTTTGATTAGAGAATGACCACCACATTTATAACAACTCGTTTTATGTGATTGTTTATGAATTCCTAAATGATTTGACCTATCCCCACAGTATGGACATTGTATATTGACGTATCCTCTAGCAACATTTTTACCACGTTCCCAATATGGTATATTATACTCTTTGAGGAATTCTTGAATTGAATTCATATTTTGGTTAAACATTTTAGGAGTTGATATAGTTGTTGTTGGAATGCAGATGCCACCATGTCAAGTTCTTTTTCTGTAACTTCGCTATCTGATGATATTGTTTCAATAGTAACAGGTTTATGTTCGATAGCAATTGTATTTCTATCACTAGAAACCATAATTTTTAATGAATAGATCATTTTATTCTACCTTTCTTTACGCTATATTTTTGTTATATTCATTCAATGCTTTTTCTACCAAAATTCCCCATGGTTCATTTCTATTGTGATAAATTTCCAAATGATTCAATTCTTTTGGTTTTCTAAATCTATACAAATGTTTACCGTCTTCTATATGGCCGGTATTAATCAATGCAATTGAATCTATTTCTCTTTCATTTAAAAATACTTTTACAATCAACATGATATTATCCTTCCCATTTCATCATTAATGGATGAGAATTTATATGATATGGTTCAAGACATACTGCCCACATCCCTTTCAATCTATTGGGAGAATTTTTAAAATGTTCTAACAGAGATTCTCTAAATACATCATAAATTAAGTTTTTACTTTCCCAATCAAGCCACTTAACTGCTTCGGTTGTATACCATTTACCTGATCCTCTAAAGAAATCAACTCTTACCATTGAAGGATCTTCAATATATCCCATATATTATTCTCCTTAAAAATTAACAGAACATTTCACATCTGAAACAAAATGTTTTCTATTTTTATCTCCAATTGTTGTCATTTCTGTAAGTTTAATATCTATATTTGAAATGCCTACATCTGTTTTTGTTTCAAAAATAGCAATTTTTGCATTAATTACAGATAGTAAATCTTCCTCAAGTTGTTTTATTTCTTTTTTTAATTGTTTAATATCCATTTGAACTCCGTAAGTAAAATGGCGATACCTTTTGAGTATCGCCAAGGAAGAGAAGTTGTGTTATTAGTTTATTTTAGCCTCAAGTTCGGTGATCTCCCTATCAAGATCACCACGTTTTTCATCGGCAGTCCTAAGAGCCGACCTTCTTGCCTTAGCTTGCCGTAAACGCCTCATTAATTCACCCCTCATTCTAGTATTGATTTCATGATCTACTTCAGAAATCTTATCAGTAACCCATTCAGGCGTATCAGTCTTTAATTCTTGAAACCCATTATCAATGGTACGAAGTTGCGACTGAATCAAAATCAATTCCTCAATAGAACCAATTTTTTCTACATCAACATCTATAGTAATTGTTAATACTCTCATTTTACTTCCTTTCGTAAGATTTAAAAACATCCTTAAATGTCATCAATGGAGTTTCCATGATCTCATCAATAAATGAATACCGATTTGTTCTAAGTGTTCTAATTACATTAGGTAAAGAATAGTAATCAACTCTTTTACCCAACTCTTGTTCTTCAATTTGGATATTGGAGATTTTACAGTTGTAAGAAAGTCTATTAGTTTCTCCTGGTACATGAAGTAAATATACAGTTGGTTCTATGTCAAATTTCTTTGCATATTTTGCATATGCAGTATGAAATAAAGGATTGGTATTATCTCCTCCGTCAGAACAAATCACTATTCCATTTACAACAATACTCTTTTCAGAAATATAATCAAGTCCACAACCTACTGAAGTACCACCGACTGCATTCAACCTTTTGGTCATATCCTTGATCTCTTCTAATGTTTTACCTGTTACATCAAAATAAGTAGGTTGAACATTAAAAAATACAAGGTAAACTTTACCTTTTACCTGTTGTGCAATCAGAGCAGCTATATTTCTCGCAACTTCTATAGAAGTTTGCATACTTCCACTTCTATCTCCAAGGACAAGCCAATCGCCTTCAATTCCTCCTAGTTTCTCAAGTCTTTGTTCCTGAACGTTCTCAAGTTTTGAAGCCGTTTTTATATCTGTCCTTTTCAATACTTCTGCCGCTTTGCCAGCTTTTAATGTACTTACATTTTTCTTACTAGTCTTCATTCTTTCAACTGCTTTGTCGTAAGCAGCTTTAAGAGTTGGATTTTCAAAAACTCCATATTTCTTTAGCATATTGGTGTTATTGATTAATTCATTCCCACTCATTCTTTCAATTAAAGCAAGAATAAGATCCGTTTTACCTTTTATTCCACCTAATGCACCAACAGCTATGAGAAATGGAATCTCATAATTCAAAATTGTACCAGCAGCCTCTTCTGCATTCATATTTTTCAATTGTCTGATTGCAGCAAAAGGGCTATTTACTGGATATTCTTTTTTAAAGAGAATTGAATTTGCATAATCAGATGGTTTTATATGATACATGGCATAAAGAGATTTAAGACTTTCTCTATGTTGCATAGCAGTTTTATTCCACCATCTTTTATTCTTCTCTCTTTCTCTCAAATAAAGATTTACTGCTTGTTTCAGAAATTTTGACCCGCCATCATAAGATATAGGAAGAGATTTAGAAAATCTACTTGCTCTTAGAAAATCTCTCATGTCAAGGAGGCAGAGATTGGCTGCAGAATTCTCAAATAATTCATCATCGCCTTTTGATTTCAAGGCGATGATTGGCAATGCCACTTTGCTATCTCTAACTTCGCCTTTTTTTGAATTCCATGCAATAATATGAGCAAATAATTCAGGTTCTTGATTTGCAGCTTGGAATCCAATATCTTGATAAATAGTTAGATCTTTGTGTCCAATTTTGATGAGTTGAGAAACAAGTTGGGATTTAGAAATCCCGGTGTTTTCCATGATTTACTCCTTTGGTTTGAGTTAAATTGGTCTGGATAGAAGGATTTGAACCTCCGATCCCTTGCTCCCAAAGCAAGTGCGATACCCGACTTCGCTATATCCATATTTAATTGAAAAGATTAGGGTAAGTTATTTGAGGCATTCATTTGTAAAGTCTGATTATGAGTCAGATGCGTTTACCAATTCCGCCGTATAGTCCGAAGACTACAGAAGGACTCGAACCTTCAATTTTGCATGTATCCTCAAAAAGTAACCCTAAATTGAAAAATGGGATAAATCAAAAAGGCTTTATTGTTTTCTCCGATGATAACATGTATGCCTTCTTAGTAATCCCATTTGTTTACTGGTGGGGAATGTTGTTCCATTGCAATTTTAGATCCTAAATCTAACGCATGTATGATTACTTTGTGCCATTTCTGGAAGTCAAATAACCTTTTAATGGCATTCCCCATAAATAAATCTATCTTGATTTCTTATTAATTTTTAGAGGAATCGAAGATAGAGTTGAAGCCAAATATTCGTTTTTTCTTACTATATCAATTGGCAAATTCTTTGAAATCTGTATATAGTAATCAGAATCAAGCCAATTAGTATATTCCATTCTTCCTCTAGTTTTATTACATTTTTTACATGCAGTCAAGAGATTTTCTTCTATGCTTGGACCACCATTTTCCCATAAAATTAAATGATCAACCGTTAGAGGAATTCCTGTTTTATTACAATATCTACATGAATAATGATCCCGTTGAAAAACTCTCCAGCTTACAAATTGGTCAATTTGTCTTTCGCATTTCCTTACAATAGTTTTTATAAATTGACCATCATTTTGGGAGAATACTTCTGTTTTCAATGTATCTGTTTGACGAAAGAATTTCTTCCAATCTTCTAAATTCATATTTAAGTATATTTCGTTATGCAAATCTTCTACATAATCTGGAAGATAACAATAATAATCTTTTTCATTTCCAGATATAATAATTCCTGATATTTGGATGGTATTTCCAAGATCATAAATTTCAATATCATCAAGAGTTATTTCCATATTCTTCCTTTAAAAGATGGCGGGGGAGGGTGGGGCGAACCACCGTTTGCATGTAAGATTTTACAATTAGCTTTTTAGCAAGTCTGAAAACCTTTCATCAATTCTCCCCCATAAAAGATGGGTTGTAAATCTGCTGTACTATTTAGGTTACGCTCGTGGGAATCGAACCCACAACACTCGGCTTTCAAGGCTGATGCTCTACCAATTGAGCTAAAGCATGTAAGCACAGCAAGTAACAACCCAAGCAATAGCAATATAGCATGGTTTTTGAAGAGGCATAAAATATTATTGATTGATACAATAAATTACTTTTTAAATTTGTTATTTATATGCAATACCAAATCACCAAATATCTCCTTGTCCATCAAAAATGGTCCCTGTATTGGACTTTTTAAATACTTCGATTGATACCAAATCCATATTCCATATTCTGGCAATTGGCCTTCTTTGCCAAATACAGGACCAACACGAAATCTCAACAATTGTTCATCATCTAATATTGCAAAAGTTGAATCATCTTCTATAATTTCATTAGTTTCCATGAGGTTCTCTCCCTTCAAAAAATTGAAACCAACATTCTTTACAAAAATCTTTTGTGTATATTAGTTTTCTATCAGAATCAAAAGCTAATAAGTAGCCAAATTCTTCATTTAATTCTTCTCCACATAATAATTGTTTATATTCAAAATTGTTTTTAATAATATGAATTTTATTATTTTGAAAATAAACTGTTTTTGTCATTCCTTAATCCTTTTGAATATCAATTTTGAATTATCTATATAAATTAATTCCCATCCGTTATTACCATATTCATTTAAATTCTCTTCAAAATTATCAAAGCTAAATGGAAAACATCCACTATATTCAAAATATCTTATTTTGTATTCATATTTTATTATTCCCATATCCACTCCCACTCTTTTTCATTGTCAATTCTTTTCTGAATACTTTCTGGGATTCCATTAGGAAACCAACATTTTAGACATATATCTTTAGAAGATATATGTCTTTCACAAGAATCAAAAGTTATTATCTTACAGTGATATATGTCAATCTCTTCACAACATATAAAATATTGTGTTATATTTTTAGATGAAATAAAATGTATTTTACCATTTTGAATATATCCTGTTATTACCATTTTTCCTCTCTTTCACTATCTAGAAATGCTTGACCAACTTCAAGTTGTCTCAGAACTCTCACTTCTTCCAGTTCGTTAAATTGTTCATCTCTACCTTTGATTTTGCTAACTCTAATATATCTCATTTGTTTTTCTTCTGGAGTTTGATGTATTCCAAATGCAATATCTGGATGTCCATATTTAGCTCTAGCAGAACCAGAAGCATCACCCATCTTTGATTTTCTTTTATTTAATGCAGCGGTTTTTATTTGTGTTGCAGTTATAACAAGAGTATGTCTCTCTCCTGCTATTCTCGCAAGACTTTTCCATATGTCATCAATTTTTTGTTCATCATTGCCATCTTTTAATTCAGGAACTACAATATCAGCATAATCAACTATGATTATGTCAGGGATAAATCCTTCAAGATATTCTGCAATATCTAATTGTCGTTCCATGTCTGATAATGTAGCTGAAAATCTAGGAAAGCATTTTAATCTCCAATTATCTCCATAAGTTCTTGTTACCGCTTGAGTCTTACTTAGAATTTTCTCTGTTGAGATAGCTGGTCTTTCGATTTCAATAAACCAACTGTCCATTTTATAATCTCTTTTAAACGATTCATGATTTCTACAAAATGTACATGGTTTATAACCTTTTGGCTGATATTCAATTGAATGTGGTTTTGTCCCTGTTTCTGGATCGTAAAGACCTATTTCATTTGTTCTAAAATGCTTATTGCATAAATTATGTTGATTCAATATACAATCAAATGATGGATAAATAAATTTACCACCTTGTTCCATTTGTGCAGTTATTCTCTTATAATATCTTTGTGCTAATCTTTTATCATTCATTTCAAAATTAAACTCAAAGACATTTAAACCTGCAAAAATACCCAACATTCTACATTCTGATAGTATCCATGACTTCCCGATTCCGTAACCACCTTGTACTGAAACAAGCATCCCTCTACAGAACCAGTCAAGCAAATCTCCTAACGCTCCTCTAAATCGTATAAGTTTATCATCTTCTGCTTCATTCATTACTTTCTTGATAAACTCTGGATCATTGGGATTTACGTATGTTCCCATTACTTTTGCTACTTTATTGAATCCTGCAACTTCCTTCTCTGCTTCATCAATCTTATCTAATTTGATTAATCCGTCAAGACGTTCTTTGTGTACTTCAAGAGAACGCTTTCTAAAATAAGCAATGGCTTTATCTATTGCAAATGGTTTATTGAAATTTTGTTCGTATTGTGCTGAAAGATTTTGGAGGAATATTTCTATAAGATCAGCTTCATCAGAGTTTAGAGATAAACTCTCTGCTGCAAAGATATCTGTGATTTCTTCTTTTGGAGCAGCTTCATATTGATTATAATGATTTAGAATCCACTTTGATACTTTTCTAGCTAAAGGAGTTTGCCAGTAATCAGATTTTACTAAAGGAACAATCTCCTTTAGAAAATCACTATTTGTTATCATGTTTGTTATTATTTGTTTTTCTACTGTTAAATCGACTTCATTTCTTCTCAATAAAGCCATTATTAATAAATCCCTCCATTAATCAAATATCTTAAAACCTCTTTTACTTTTTATTTTATCTGGATCAAATGATTGAACATCATCATAAATTCTTCTCTCTGCAATCTTTACATATTCTTCTTCTTTTTCTATGAGAATGAAATTTCTATTTGATTTTTTAGCAGCAACGCCAGTAGTGCCAGAACCAGCGCAATTATCCAAAATCAAAGCATTTTCGTTTGTATATGTTTTTATTAGATATTCAAATAAAGGAACAGGTTTTTCCGTTGGATGATTGCTTTTATCCTTATCTCCAAAACAAGCTCTAAATTCTAATATGTCAGATGGATAACTTTTATTTATTGATATCTCTCTTGATGATTCCTTTTCCATATCTCCATAAGAGTCTGTATTTTTACGTTTTGTTGTGGCAGGTCTTATGTTTTTAGGATCTTTCTTTACAAATTGTGGATTATAAGTACAAGAATTACTATAAAATACACTAATTCTTTCTGTTAATCTCATAGGCATTTTCTTTGCGTTTAAATGACCAGTTGCTTTATCTTTCTTCCATACCCAATCATATTTATAATTCTCTAAATTAGAGCAACGTAATAGTGAACTAAAAGGTTCTGCTCCAAATAATACTATTGCTGAATTATCTTTGATAATTCTTTTATATTGTTTCCATAATGGTTCAAAAGGAATTATTGTATCCCAACAACATTGGGTGGTTCCATATGGGAGATCACACAAGATAAGATCAATTGATTTATCATCAATCTCTTTCATTACTTCTAAACAATCACCATGATATATTTTGTTGATTTCCAGCATTATTTATATCCTACAAAAAGGTACATCGCCTTTAGAAAATGTCTTTTTATCTTCATAGATATCTTCTTTTACTTTTTGGACATATGATCTACTTTGCTCCTCAGTAGTAAGTCCTTCTTTTATTTCAGTACACCAATCACTTAATTGTAGAATTCTCCAACCTGGGAATGAATGCTTTGCTGCTACATCAAGACATATCTCATATCTTTCTAAATCCAGATAACTACATGTCGCACAAATCAATTCTCTATCATTATCTGGTGTGATAGTACATTTATTTTCAATTACTCCAACTACTGTAGGTGTTTTGCAATAGTAATAATCTTTGCATTCTGGATCACTTAATATGACTTTTTTACGACGATTGGATGGAACTAACACAATATTTCTTCTCTCGTAATTAAATATATTGCCATCAATATGAAGCAGAGTTTTATTTCTTCTGTCTGCATCATTAAACATTGTGCAATGTAAATATTTGCAATTTAACTCATCTGATTTGATAACCATTCTAGGACCGGCTTTTGTATTTATCTCGCAAGCATAAAATATGTAGTCTTTTACTCTATCATAATCTGCTATGTCGAGCTTGACGTAACCTCCACCCTTGAGCTTGAGACTTGCCATACAGACGCCCTCTCTGAAGCCGTATTTTGGCCTTATTTTGCATTATCGCCATGTTTTTGTACTCTGGCACATTGTAGCACAGAAGTCCAAAAGAAAGGCCAAATTTTAACAATTTAAGGGGTATGTGATTTTATATGGATTAGCCATAAACTCTTCTAGCTTTATGTTCATTGTCATAAAATTTACAGCCCCAATATGTTAATCTTTCATAATTAATATATTTTGTTCTTTCATCTGGATTTTCTGAAACCCATTGACGTATAGCATCAATTAGTGAATTTGCTTCATAAGTTCCGCAGAATGTCGCTCCACAAGATTGTCCTGTTGCAATAAAACCTTCTAGCCATAGAGTTATTGTTTTCATAATTTATTCTCCGCATTAGGAACACCATCCACAATTACGACATCTATAAATACCAAGTTTTGAATCGTAATATAAATATTTATCATCACATTCACATTTTTTCATTTTATTTTTCTCCATAAATTCTAACATTTTCCATGCATATCTAGCCACTGCTGGAACTTGTCCATTTCCAGTGGCTCTAAGTCTGTCCATCCTATAGGCCATCCCATTAGATATTCTTGATTCTCCGGGATTACTTGTCCAAAAACTTGTACATACGCACGACAGGCAGGATGTTTCTGCATTGATTTTGCTGTATAATTTCCCTTCGTTGTTGGAGTATGCACGTAACCAATATCTTTCCCGAATGTGGTCTGCACCCAAGTTTCTGAGACATTCTGCAGCATTGTTGATTGAATCATATGTAACATTTTCCGAAAAAACGTATTTTGGTTTAACTTCTTTGATAATTCTAAGCATTTCCGGCCATAAGTCTTCAGCAATAATTCTACCTGAAGACGCTTTACTGAATGGTTGACATGGGAATCCGCCAGAAACCACATCAATAATTCCTTCCCATATGGTTCCGTCAAAGGTATGTACATCGTCCCATATAGGGAATGATGGAAGATATCCTTCATTTTGTCGCTGCATGAGTCGTCTAATGCAGAAGGGATCGTTTTCAACTGCACAGATTGTTTTCCATCCGAGTAATTGACTTGCAAGAAGTCCTCCTCCAGCGCCAGCGAAAAGTGCCAACTCATTCATCATTCTCCTCGTATAAGACTTTATGAGTTTTATAATGCCATCCATCAAACCATTTAAGATAAACATAAGATACTTTGCCTTTTAATCTTTTATTATAATATTCCTCTGCTTCTTTTATAGTCATGCGCCCTCTTACAACCTTTATTTTATTCTTTGGCATATCTGGAGTTCTATAACAAAGATTTACATTCATGTTATTTATCCTCAAGATAGATCAATAATCTGCATTTCTTTCTTTGTGAGTTTTATTTCTAATAGATTTGGAACGTATTTAATTCCTTCACTTCTAGCCCATTCTTTGGCTTTTTTTACTGCTTCGTTATTTGATTCATAATAATTAATTCCTCGTATAATTAATACATCATGCCTCCACCCGTATTTATCTTGTAAGATCCCCATTAATGCTGCATAATAACCAAGAATTGAATCAAAATGAATTGTTATATATTTTTTAATATATTGTTCTGGCACTTTTATTCTCCTTCATAATCTTTTTTGACTTCGCCATAATATTTATTTGTTATTCCTTCTTCATGAAAGAATGTGGGAATTCTTGCAGAAAAGGTTCTATCTGATGATAACCATCCAGGTGATATTAATTTAACATCTTCATTTGCAGATATAATAATTGCTTTTATAAGCACTTCTGCCCAATAAGGTTCCTTTTTTAAGAAGAATCCAGATAATATTTTTGATCTATTTCTTTCAATAAATTCCATATACTTCTTTGAACTTAATCTAAAGCAATTTTCGTCAGACGATGAGAATTTACAATCTAATCTACCATTTACTTTCTCGCAATAATACTTTTTGATTTGAATAGTAAGTGCAGGATATTGATCTTCAATTAAACGGATATTACCTTGTGGTATAAGTTTTGGAGGATTTTCTAAATTAGAGATAAAATTACTTAAAGGGATTGGATATTCTAATGTTTTGTTTATTTCAATTGCATATGAATTATAAAAGAAATCTTGCATTTTAAGTTTTGCCATACTACGTTTGGTTGTTTCCTTGGTAGGAGTGTAATTTATATCAAGCGCAGCTTTATGGAAATTTTCTATTGATTGAACTATTTGTTCTTTAGTATAAATCTTTCCTTTATATGTTTCATTTAAACCTGCTTTATGATCAAAGAATATACCAGACATTATATCTTTTATAATATTTCTACAAAATTTATAATCTTCTTCTGTAAGGAATTTTAGTTTCTTTAATCTCCAAAATGATATTATTTCATCTATATCATCTTTAATTGGAGTATTGTATTCTATTCTTTTGCCGCGAGCGCCATTATTAGATTTAGAAGCAGGTTTATCACACTTTGAAAAATCTAACTCGTCCTTGGAAGGGCGTCTAAATGTCTTCCCTTCCAAGGGAGTGTTATCTTCTTTGCAAGGAGTGTTTAATTTACAAGGAGTTGATTGATTATCTTGAGTTTGATTGATATCTATATTTACTCTCTTAAATGTTTTTGTTGTTTTAATGGACGATTCAGCCGACGGCTGTTCCGTCGGCTTTGTATTAGATGATGGAATAGACTGCGAAGCAGGATATTCTTCTTCTAATACTGTTTTATTACTACTTGTTATACTTATATCTGTTATACCTTGATCATCCAAGCCTGTACCATCCAAGTTTGCATCATCCATACCTGCATTTGGCACACACGGTTTTTCCGTATATGCATTTAGTACACACGGATTTTCTTCAATTAAATCACATACTTTTGTAATCGGCTTATTTCTTTTTCCAAGAGGTATTAATTTAAATCCTAAATTGGCCTTATTTGCTCTTTCAAGAGCTTCATTTTCTTCAATAGGTCTACTATAAACACAGTATAAATATCCTTCAATTACATTACCTTCTCCTCTTTTACTAAATCTATAAACATATTTAGCATCTAATAATTCATCAAGAGCAGTTCTAATTGCTCTTTCGCCATCAGTAACTCTTTTTATAATATCTTTTAAATAAAGTTTCCATCCTTCTTTTCTTGTTGTCATATATGTATGAATATATTTTGCTCTTGCTGATAATGTATGGTCATCATCTAATACATGTAGATCAAGTATCCTAAATTTTTCCATTTTTTCTTCTTGAATATATCTTAATTCGCTCATTTCAAACCTCCATTCTGTTTTAGAGAATAAGAATATCCTAAGAATTTTCTACTTGAATCTAGAATTTTTGATCTAGTTATATATCCATTTCTTATTAATTCATTAAGAGTATTTCTAATACTTTTTTCTCCTTCTTTATTTACTTCTGATAATGATTTGATACTAAATTTAAATCCTTTAGGAAGGGAAGTCATCGTAAGAAATAAACCCTTCCCTTTTAAGGAGATATTTTTATCTGTGGCTATTTTTTCATATTCAATCATATGATTCTCTTTCACTATATAATTTGTGAGCTTCTTTTATAGCATCTTCTTCATTTGTTGGAGAATCAAAAATAACACATATATTGCTATCAAGTTTTATATCATCAATTTTTGTGATAATATATAAATATTTAGATTTGATTAGTTCATTAAATGCTTTTATAATATCTTTCTCTTTATCTGTTGTTAATTTTGATATGGTTTCAATGCTCCATTTTTGATAACCTTCTCTTGTTTTTATATAGGCATGAATATATTTTGCTAAACCAGATAAATTATTTTCATAATCAAAGATCCTAGTATTAATTGCTTTCATTCTAAAAAGAAAATCATATTCTTTATTATGAAAATCTTTCATTTTATTTTATCCTTTCTGAAATAATTGGTTTTTGGCGTATCCCAATATGCCGACTTACATCTAGGGCATATTCTGACCTCTCTTTTTCTAGGAAGCCATTTATGCCCACATCTTAAACATTCTATGTAAACCAAATTAACAAGCATAGAATCTCCTTGTAACGTATTATACATAAGTAAAATGTTTTGTCAATAGGTTAAATGCTAAAAATTACCCAAATTTATGAAAAATTAGTAAAAGAAAATAAAGGAGATTTTACATTGATTAATAAACTCACCCTAGTAAGAGATTATACCATACTAGGGTGAGTTCTATGAGGGATTATTTTTTACGTTTAGATTTAATAGCGTTATTTAGATGTTCAGAACCACTGGTAAAATTATCTAAATGCATTTTCAGGAAATATTCACATTTCTCACTACCAGACATTGGACCATTACAAAATCTCATATAGTGACCATAGGCAGCCATTGATACATCAAAATCACAGAATGCTTTGAATAGATCAATACTGGATTTCTTTGACATTTCATATTCTGCTTTTGCATCAGCATATAGTTCTGTACTTTTACTATATGAGACGCTATTTTCAACAGCAGATCTGAATTTTATTAGTGATTTAATAGTTGAATTTTCATCAGCAAAAGCAATTGATGAAGTCAGGATTGTCAAAATAACGATTGATATCCTTAGTTTCATGATTCAACTCCTTTTATCTACCTGATAGATTAAATCTATCAGGTAGATATCAATACATCTATTTCGTCATAACTGCTTTACTTTTTTCGAGTATTTTGATAGCTTCGTCTGTATTTACAATAGCCAGTCTAACAACAGGTTTTGCAAAATTCAAAGGTACTGTAGAAACAATATATTTCATATTGGTTTCAATATAAATGTCTTCAGGGGTAAATCCAAAAACACTATCACCATTTGAACCATAACTTCCATCTTCTGCTGGCGAAGGCAGCGCAGATGATTCATAATGACCATAATTAGAACTCCATACAATTTGTTCTGTATTTGTTAGTTGACTATTAATAGAACTAACTTTATTGACCATGTAGTATCCAACAGGATCAGCAACTCCTTCAATAAATACATACATAAAGAAATTTATTGTTCTGTCATTTTGAAGTTTAAATCTCTTGATAAGATTATCTCTCTCAAGACTCCATGTAATTTTTGGAGGAGGTTGACGTTCAAGAAGTCCTCTCTGATTGTCTTCTGTCATTGATTGTTCTTGTTTGGCTGTTTTATTCTCATTCTCATCACAGCCTTTATTCCCCATCAAAATAAAGCACATCACAAAGATCAATCCTATTGAAGATATCTTTCTCATTTAACTCTCCTTTAATAGTTTTCAAAATCATTAGTATTTAGTTGATAAGGAAGTTTGCCTGATTTCCACATAGACCTATTCCACATCTTACTTTTTGCATTGTATTCTTCAATCCACCTAGTCATTTGTTGCTTTTTATTGGTAATAAGAGCTTCTTTGCTGAATTGACTGAACATCTTATCTTCACTTGGAAGTGATTTAATTGTTGCCAAGTCTGAATTGATCTTAGCACAAGTGTTATAGATTTCTTGGAATTCCTCATATTTAATAATGGCATTGTCTATAACAGTTGTTGATCTACTAAAGAACCAACCGATTCCAGACACAACAAATAAAAATGTTACAATCCAAATTAGATTTTTCTTAAAAAAGTTCACTTCTTCTCTCATTTCTTTGTCATAATTACCTTTGTACATTTGCCTTCCTTTCTTTATAATGGACAAATAATAGAATTCCTAAAGCACTCAAAATAGTTGTTTTAATTATCGCAATAGTTTTCCAGTCAATATCTGATTTCATAAAAAGTAGTAGAATAGGATTTGCTTCCATTAATCCTAATTCAAAAAGAAGTTTTGATTGATATACATCTAACAAATTATAGATGCATAGAGTAAAGAATAAGAACCATCCAATAAAGCTGGACATATAATCCTTTCTTTAATTACAATAAAATCTACTTTTAAAAACATCTTTTCTCTAAACGCTCTAGCAATGTTTCATTTATAAGACTACTCATTTTGAAAATAATGTACATAGCGAAGTCATCACCACCTTTTTTTTGAATCATAGCTCCTATTAGCATCAACAAAATAGGAGCAAGAGACGATTCAGTTTCAGCTTGATCGACAATCTTTTCGAGTTCTTTTGCTATTTCAAAATCATTCATATACATTCTCCTTTAAACCAATCAGGTTTTGGAAACCTATTTGTAAATATATACTTCTCAACTTCATCATAATCTACATCACTTGCTTCGGGCCAATTTTCATAGATATGATCTACGCTATCTGCATATGCAATTACAATAGCATAATCATCGCCTTCTCCAGATATCCAATAAGGATGTCTTATAGGCCAATGAATAGGTCTTGGATCTTCCAAGTTTGCTTTGAATCTTGCTCTAATCATAGATACTCTCCTTCTTCAAGAATTGGCTTAAATGCTTTTGCAATAATAACAATAGGATTGTCCCAAGTTTCATCTGGTTCTGTTCTTTTGATTAACGCTTGTTTATACTCAACTTTTCTAATAACAAAATTAAGATTGTAATAGTTTATTCCTTTCCATCTTTTTAACATTTTAATAGCATCTTTTTTAAGAAAAACTAGACAAAATCCTTGTTTATGTGAAGTTGAATAGTCATTATTCCATTGTATTATATCATCATTATCCTGATGATATCTTTCCTTATGATTTAACATTGGACAAAGGATTCCATCAGTATTTTTACTAAATATTTTCCATGCAGTACCACTTTCTTTAATAGGAAATTCTTTAAAAGGTTTTTCTGGTCTGATCGCATTACATATATTTATCTCCTTATAGAGAAGCATTAATTACTTCATAATTAGCAAGTCTTGTTTTATAAACAGGCCAATATTTTGGATAAACCCTTCTAATAACTCGGACTGCTAGTAAATTTTGTAGGCTATGTATTGCGTCAACAAAATCACGCATTTCATCAGGATGTTGTCTTTCCATTTCTATAAATACACCATAAGCATCCATTAGATATTGCATACATTTTTCTTCATCTTCTGTAAAACCAGAAATATTATTTATTTCCATTTATTTTCTCCTAAATCCATCCTAAACGAGAATACGTCTGTATTCTCGACACTGTATGTTGAGAAAGATGTGGTCCAATATCAAGACAATCTCCAATCATTGCTTGATCCTTTCCTTCAACCTTCCTCAAAGCTCTACCAGCAGCTTGTATCAATGCCATCTCACTTTCACCACCACCTGCAATAAATATTCCTCCAAGTGTTGGGATGTTAATTCCTTCTCTCCAAATTACAGAAGCAACAACTAAGTCAATATCAAAGTTGTTCAATTTAGCCTTTACTTCATCTCTAGTAACTTGGAAAGTATCTCCATGTACATATTCAACTAAAAATCCCTCTTCTTTTGCTAATGAGTAAAGTATTTCGCCATGGTCTCTCCTTGTGATAAAAATGATAGAAGTCAATCCTTTATTTGCCCATTGAATAACCTTTTCAATAATAAGTCGATTCCTTAGTTTGTTTTCAACAATTCCCTGTTGATATTCTTCCTTATAATTTCTCAATCGACTTATAGCTTTATTCTCGGGGACACAAATTAGTTCTACCCTTGGTTCTGACAAAATCCCCATATCCATTGCCTCATCAAAAGTTATAAGTGAAATAACAGGACCAAGCAATCCTTCAATGTTCAATAGCTTTGCTTGATCCGTAAAGTAGCTGTAAATCCTAATCGTACAGGCGCAAGACATTTACTGAGTATCTTTTCATAGGACGAACCTTCATTTGGCATTGATTTTTTTGACTTTGATTTTTGAGGATTGGGAGAAAATGCAAGATGCGCTTCGTCGATAATAACTACATCAAAATAATCAGCAAGTTCTATCAAATCCTGTCTAACATAGGTTTGTACATTAGACACAACTATTTTACCATAAATGTTTTTATCTCCACCTGTTAATACACAAATGTCTTTAAAAAGGAAGCGTTTTAGCTCAGAATGCCATTGTGAGACAAGTTGAGTATTAGGACAAAGTATAAGAGTTTTATATCCTTCGAATGCTTTTATAATAGACATTGCCAAAATTGATTTTCCACTTCCGGTCGGCTGTTGTATCACTCCCCTGATTGGGTCAGAAGTCAACACCCGATTTAAGGCCACGAATTGGTCGTTTTGACGGAGGCTCTCGAAGCCGGGTACTTGGGGCAATAAAGCCCCTTTCGTTGGCTTCACGGCCTCATTAACGGCCTTATATGCGGGATTATAATCTATGCTGACAGTGTGCCCTTCGGCCTCTGCTTTGGCTCGAAGTTTTTGCAATAATCCAGTATAAAATATTCCTCCAGGTTTAACAATTGTCTTTCTTTTGGTTTCTGCAACTATGCGATATTGCCCTTGCCGAAATATTTCCACGGGATACGACAGGAGGATTTTTGTTTCTGAAAGCCCTTTTAGAATTTTACATTCTATAGGTGATTTGACATAGATTTTTATTTCTGCCATAAGATTCCTTTATTCTGGATCGTATCCATTCGCTAATTTCCTTAATTTTTCTGCCAAATTTCTATTTTTGTATCTCTCTATTCTTCTTATAATAGATAAACTGATATCTACTATAAGGTTTATCAAGAATCTTTTTGATTCATATATTAGCATTTCATTCTCCTTATATCTTCTTTTTGCAACAAGGACAGATATCTGTTTCAGTTGTTATTCTTTTGACTCCGGCACCAAGATTATAAATTTTAAATGGAATTTTATATTTATCCAACATAGTAATTAGCCATTGAGATGTTTTATTAAAACTAATTGTTTCATCTATCATTTTTCCTTGGAAAATGTTTCTTTGCATTTTATCAACCCATTTTTGATTCACAGTCATCGCCATAATATTCTCCTTTTACATATATGTTAATATATAAATGACTAATAGTTCAATAGCTATTAGTCCAAGTATTATCCATAGATAATCTTCAGGTTGAAACATTATAATATTCTCCTTTTACATATCTATTTCATAACAAAAAGATTTAATCTCATTAAAGAGTTTATCTATCTTACCGGGTTTTACTTTCAATACATCAACAACTAATTTCTTAATATTCTTTTTTGTTATTCTATGTTTTGTTTTACCAATTCTTGAGTAAAGGATTTTTCCATGCTTTCCTTGGCGCCAATCATGAGGTGTTGATTCTAATATAATCATAATGAGTTTTTTAGCATTGTCAGAAAGATTATTCCAGAGTTCTTTTTTGATTAGAAGTTGATGTTGATTTAATTTATTGCATGGAAGGATATCTATGTTTTCTTCGTTTTCGTCTATGAGTGTTTTACATGAGATGATAGGATCACATAAAGCAGTCTTCATTTTAAGGAATGGATTTTTGTCATCAGCTTCTCTTATTGTTATAAGCAATTTTTTCCAAGATAGTTCTTGTTTATTTATAAGATCTTCTAATTCTTGATCTTCCATAGAACAAAGACGATCTCGTTTTACTCGTCTTATTTCTTGTAAAGATCTTTCCCATGATATTTTACCAGATTGGACCAATCCTTCTATTTCGGTATAAAGACACATAGATACCCTCCTATGTATTTATAATTTTTCTTCTTATTTTCTCTAAATTGCCAGAGTAGAGAAATATTATTTTACCATTCTTTTTAAGAAAATAGTTCAATATATTTTCTCCCCATAAAAAAATTATGATATCTTCAATGTCATTTACTATTTTTACATGATATGATTTTATATTTATAATTTCATATATATCTACTTGTTTATTTGTTTGATCCATAGATATCCAGTAATTATTAGATACTTCTCGGTTTTTAACCGTGGTTATTTTAACTTTAAAATCATCTGCTGGAGATTTATTAATATTGAAAATAGGATTATGATCAGGATATTTTTTAGTTTTAGTTATTACAATGATATTTCTACCTTTTATTAGATCGGTGAGTTTTTTAAATTCATCTTCTCGATTCATATTTATCTCCTTGTTATAGGGGAATAATAACAAATTTTGGTCTTTTCCATTTACATATAATAGAGTTATACCCATGAAATTCCATAACTTCTGCAATCATCCGTTCTGCTTCTTCTCGATCAATATAATCTTTAGGAGAATAGATAGTAGGCATATCTTTATAATCATTGTGAATATAGATATAGATTTTATTATTATTGATGGATTCCAAAGCATCTTCCGTTTGTTTTAGATAAGAAAGAATTCCATCTTCTTTTAATTCTAATTCAATTTGATAATTTCTCTCAAGATCATTTTTAGAACATAAACAAGGACTAAGATAGTATTTCTTTCTTCCAGGTTTATCAGTCCATGATAGATAAACATCTTCCCAAGGAGGTTGATATGTTTTATTAATACCGATAGGACCATAACATTTTACAGTGATTTTCTTAGGCATTTTTATTCCTCTGTTATTGTAATTATTTCACCTTTAACAGTGGTAGTATCAGGCCATAAAATTCCTGTACATGGAGAGATAAATTTATTCTTGTTGTAACTTATTATATCTTCTCTAAGACATTCAATAGCTTTGTTTTTATTATTGTAAGATTTTGAAATTATTAAAAGATGTCCATATTGATCATAAATTTCATATTGAAATCCTGAAAAATTATTTGCGTCAATAACTTTATAATCTTTTATAGGAATAATTTCTGGAGTTCTAAATTCTCCTTTCCATCCACAATAGCAATATTGTTGAAGTTTGCGATCTTTAACCCATTTATCGAATAGACGATCAGAATTACAGATAGGGCATTTATTATACCTCATTTTATTCCTCCGTTATTTGTACTCTTCTAAACGTCTTCTTTGCCAATTCAGCTTTATTTTTTGCAAAGATAGATTTGAGAGAATGACATTGTGCTTTATGATTCTCGCAATCTTCATATTGTTGCCGGATTTCACACATATTGAATGTAATTCTTTGACAACAATTATCGCACCAAAAATATTTAGCTTGTTTAAAAACAATACAAGCAATTGTATCAGGATTAACCTGTTCAATAATCTCAGGACATAAACGCCAATATCTAAATTTCTTTTTCTTTTCTTCTGACAAAGAAGGTATTTCTTCCTTTCCTCTCATTATTGCTTCTTCATAATGAAGACAATAACGACATAGTATTGCATCAGTATCAATTCCTGTCAATTTATTCTTCGCCATCAGGATTATCCTTTTTTGCTTTTCTTCTAGCTACTTTTTGAATAGCTCTACAAATCATACATAAACTTTTTTGATTCTTCTCAAATTTCTTTGGTTCTGTTTCTCCACATTTTTTACATAAGTAAGGTTTGGGTTGTCTACCTCTTTTCTTTTTAATCTGTTCTGGAATTACAACCTCTATTCCAGAATTAATAGAACCCTGTTTACAATTGAGACATTTGGAATAATCAATTTTAAATCCAAATGAAGATAAAGGATTCGTTCTAGGTGGATCTTTTGCGTATGATTGCATTTTAGCACATGTTTCGGGAAGAAGCTTTGCATTTAATTTATCACAATAGAATAATCTATCCACAATTTCTGGATTACTCACAGTCATATAGTTTACTTTCTATTGATTAATTGTTTATATTCTTCATACATTTTTTGTACAGTTGTATGGCTGATATTCCCAATACAATCGGCGATAGAATGCCAACTTAAATTATCTTTATCTCTGAACTGAACTATCTTTTTAAGTTGTTGATCCTTTTTGGTTTTAGAGAATCCATTATTGATTAGCCGAGCCTTTCTGAATGCTCGATTTAAGGATTGTTTGATTTGACCTAGCTGATTGAAAGGAATGCTTTTGTATTTTGATAATTCTTCTTTAAATAATTCTTTGATGAGATTTGCTTGTTTATCTGTTATGTTACTCATCCATCTTTCTCTTCCTTTTCTGAGTTCTCAAGGGAATATTCATGAGTTCCATCCAATAAAGTTTGAAACATATTTATCATGGCTTGGAGATGAGCCTTGGGCCAATCTCGGTATGCCCAACCACAAGTACAAGGGGTGTTCCAACATTTTGGACAATCAGACATTGACATTTTCTTTCTCCTCTTTATGAAGAGTCTCGTATTCTGCCATCGTGCCAATTTTATTTCCTGTACCACATTTAATACAAACAAATCCTTTTTGCATTGCTGTAATATTATCTTGTTTTGTCGGATTCTTTGGATGTAATGCAGATAGTTTTCTAAGATTAATTACTTGAGAGAAATCTTCGCTTCCACAATTTAGACAAACCAATGCTTCGGTATCTTTTATATCAATCATAATAGTTTGATTTCCTGAATTGTCTTTATGAATTTCATACCCCATCTTCTTAGCAATTGACAAAGGATTATTCTTTGACTGACCCATTATTATTCTCCTTAAATAATTTATAGCGTTCAAGTATTATATTCATAGATTGTGGATATCCATTGTGTAAATGTACTGCCACATTATAATTTTGTGAAATTCCAAGAAAAACATCGTTGTGGTTATGCCCATGGACGTTCAAATAGAAATCACCACGGCATGGAACATGACTCAATAAAATCTTTTGCTTTTTTCCATCAACTGGCACTTTCAATAGAATAGGATCTTTGACTACTTCATGAAATCCTGCTCGTCTATACCAATTGATTCCATGTTCGTCATGATTGCCACATATCAAGATTTTTCTTTTACCTTTCAATCTCCTTAGTATTTTTTGTACAGAATTGATATGAGTATATTGCGATATAAAATCTCCTAAATGATAGACTGTATCTTTTGGTTCAATAAGATAATTCCATTTTACTATATAATCATTAACCATTTCTTCCATTGAAGAATAAGGACGTTTATCAATTTTTATGATATTCTTTTCTAATAGATGATGATCGCTTGTGAACCAGAGCATGATTTATCCTTATATTAGTATCTCCCTTAGTAAAATCCTCTCGCCATAGATATAGACGAGAGGATTGATTTAGTCAATTTAATACACAATATTGTGTATTATACCACATTTATTTACATTCTTTAACAATCTTTTTCGTCAACTTCTACTTCGGCAATAAATGCTATATCTGTCTCTCTTTTAAAGATTTCTTCTTTGCTGTCAAATAAAGACATTTTCATTCCATGACCATGCGCCATTATGACCGAAGGAGAGTCATAAAATCCAGCTACATATTTCTTTACCTTTCTTTTAGGCATTGGTGGATCTATGTACTCAGGTTTTGACCAGAACAATGTAGGCATACCTTGACCATCCAGGGTATGATATCCATCTATAGTAAAAGTAAAAATATTCAGATTGGGACCGTCTGTTATAATTGTTATAGGACATGTATGATATGTATACATAACTTCAATAATAGCATTTGTTTCTCCTATTTTAACATCAGGTCCAAATGCACAAAATACTCGATCACCAATTTTTGCTTTTGAGAAATCAGCCATTGTATTATTCCTTTTCTATTTCTTCGTTAATAATTTTGTTAATGATTTTATGACCAAACTTTCTTCCTCTTTCTTCTGCTTCTTCTTTAGCTGTTTCAAAACATGCTTTTTTATAAGCAATTTTTATCGTTGCAATTTCTCTTTGAGAGAATGCAAAATTATTAATAAATTCTTCATCTATAATCTTTTCAAGAATAGATTGAATGTGAGGTTGTATTAGTTTGTATAGAGAATTATTTTTATGTTCGTAAGAATACGAAAGTTCAAATTTTTTACCCCAAGTATCATATCTTAACCCTGTTTCTGCGGCTATAATTTGATTAAGTGCATCAGATCCAATAATTGTTTCCATTTGTTTACTGATTTTATCTTCCGTCATACCTGACAGAATCCTATCCCTATTGCTTTTTATCCATTTACGAATTTGATCTTCGCTAGGAATATTGCTCATTTTATTCCTCCATCATATTGAGTTCATCAGTTATCTCTCTAAATACCCTAACTTTACGAATACTAATTTCTTCTAGTGATACCTCATTGAATACATTTGAAGAATAACACAATTTACCTTTACTATTTTTAAATATGTTTTCGACGAAAGTATCAAGGAAGAAGTTATCTATGAGAATATAAAATCCTCTATCCATTGCATATTGCAATTTTTTGATTTGTTCTTTAGTCATATCAATCCTCCTTCAAAACATCTATATCTGTTTTGATGTCTACATACTGTAGTGGTCCATCAAGAAATGTAATTTTTAATCGGTATTCATCTTCTCCGTAATAATTTTCTAATTCTATATGACAGTGACATAGAATTGGTTCTTTACCTTTAAGTTCGTTAATAGAAATAATAGATATTTCATTAAACATAATTATTTTCCTTAATTTATTAATTGTTTGGCATTTGTTTTTATCTTAGCCGCAAAATCACGACCACCTAAAACTGCCGCAATATCTTTTATATTTGCATTCGCAACTTCTTCAATATTGTGAAAACCAGCATTGTATAGTAATTTGGCTCGCTTGCCGCCTATCTTTGGAATCTTTACTAATTGAACCATATTTTCGTCGATCCCATAGATAATGCGATCAGGCAATATTTTCCATAAATCATCTTTTCCCCACCTAGAGAAGCGGGAATCTATCATGGAAATTGCTTGGACACAGCGTTCGATATCATATCTCACAGTACGCATCAATGGCGCAATTGCTCCTTTCATTTCATCGCCTTTAAGAAGAGAGTAAGTTGCAAGAATAAAATGTCCATTGAATCCATTTGATTCTATCCCTCTATTTCTAAGCTTCCATTGTATTTCTGAAACTTCTGCCGACAATTCCTTCGGGGTGTAGTTCCATGTATACTCTGGTCTATTCGCCAATGCCCAAGACAGCGTGTAATCATCAAGTTCTATTTCATTTTTAAAGATTTTGTTGAAATTGACGTAAAATGCATAAATATCGTAGGGAGATATGTACAACCAAGAACTGATCTGACCTAGATTTGTTATATTATAACTAAAATTCCCGTCGGCGCTTTCAACCATTGACATTCTTTCCAAATCCGAAAACAATCCCTCTGCATCATCTAATGTAAAATCTTGATTTTGAAGGAATGCTAATGATCTTTGATACCATTGTAGCATTTGTTTTGCATTTCTAATATTCCCAGTGCTGATTTCTGCCAAGGTATGGAAGGCAAGTATTCTATGATCGTTTAATACAGAATCAACATCTCTAGGATTTTTGAATACTTCTTCCCAATGAGATTTAGAACCATAAGGAATGATAAGATTTACAAATCCAGCATCATCAATACCGTAGCGTCCCGCTCTGCCCGAAGCCTGCGCTATATCCATAGAATCTACTTCTTGCATACCTCTGTGAATACCTGTTATAATACAATTGCGTGCAGGTGTGTTACATCCCCACGCAAGTGTATTCGTGGATACTAATACTCTTAATCCTCCTTGTCTATTTTTAAATGAATCTTCTATTTCTTTACGATCCTCAAAATCAAGATCGGCATTATGGAATAATGCATCTTCGCCTAATTGTTTTAATTCGTGTACAATCTTTCTTCCTGTTCCTTTGTCCCAAACAAAAATAAGGTATTTTTCATCAGGTTTTTCCATAGCAGTTTGTACAGCGGTATCAATTTTTATCTTTTGAGTCGCTTGATAGTCCATTCTTCCGTAAGAAGATATTGCTGTATTATATTGAATATAATTCATTTGAAGTTGAACTGGACGCCAATTGCAATTAATAATTTCTGTCTTCTTCCCATTAAGTCGAGTTGTCCACTCTCCTAGTTCTGATACATTGGGCATGGTAGCACTGAGAAGTAATATTCTTGCATGTGGATTAATTTGAGAGAAACGCATGATTCCTACTTCTACTGCTGGACCGCGATCCATTGCAAGGATATGACTCTCATCGACAATCAGTAATCCTACATTGAGAAGCCATGTATATTTCTCTGATTTCATTTTACGAGTTACTGAATCAAGTAATTCAGATGTGGTAATGATGATATCAGAAGTTGCAGCTTCGGCCATTTGTTTTGCTCTAACTTTTTCATTGTAAAGAGTATCGCCTGTAAGCATAAGGACTTTGTGATTAGGGAAGCGTTTATCCCATTCTTGTTTCTTCTCGCTCCCGAGTGCTTTCAAAGGAGCCATATATAAACATTTATTTCTAAAATATCCATCATCTGGTTTGTATTCTTTGAGATCTTGTTTTATAAATTCTCTTCTACTCATAAATATCTCCTATTTTCATTAGAGATTTCATTTATAGCATCTTTAATTGCATCTGATAAAGACTCCATTACTATTCCTGCAATCCTATTTTTAGATAGGTGTCTTTTATGCATACGCAAATATTTAAGGAATATTGATTTAATGGCAAGATAAGATTCTTCTTGTAATTGACCCACCAATCCTCTTGATTTTTCCATAGCATCTCCTTATACTTCAATAAATTTAATTTTCTTTCCACACCAAGGACAAAAATTAATTTCTGCCGACCAATTAGTTGAAGTAGTCTTACCTCTATTCCCTAGAACTGGAACTTCTTTATGTGCTGAAATATATACGGCATGGTTGTCAATAGCATTCTTCATCGTTTCACAACATGTTCTCATTGATGAGATGTTGTGGCCGCAGTATCTTATAATAAATTCATCTTCATCTTGATCTTGATCATCAAGATTGATATAATCATCTGTTCTTTCATGTAGAAGATGACTTTGCAATACTCTTAATCTATCAAGAATAATATTGTATAATTTCCTATAGTTTGAATTAACATGATGCTCGGTTCTTTGTATTTCTAATTCATTGATGATTGAATCAAGATTGATATCACCATTAACTTCTTTTTTATAATTATCCTCTACTGATTTATTCAATTCAGGATCTTTTGCCCAATAAAATCTAATACTATTTCTAGCACACGTCTCAAGGAATTCCAAAAGAGTAACATCTCCAAGTATATTGGCTTTATAGAAAGAACCACCAGCTTTTTCAAAAGCCTGTCGGAGATTTTCAGTAGTCTCAATATCCTGTTCAAAAAATTTAAGTCTCATTCTGTCATCCATTTTATTTCTCCATTATATCAGTAAGATTAATAATAGATTCTTTCTTCTTCAATCCATTTATTGCAGTAATGATTCCACCTGCTGATATAAATACAGTAGCAATCAACAAAGCAAGAGTTCCTTCTATCTCATGAATAGCTGATTGCTACTGATAAAGGATTTGAAGTCCCCAATATACGTGTAAAGCACCCAATGCAAAGAATATGTAGCTCATTTTATATCCTTTCATATTTCTTTACAAATACTCTATTTTGTCCCAAGACATTATCATCAGTAATTTCTTTAATCTCATTCAATTCTACTAAACGATCTACACATGCCATTAATAACCAACTATCTCCAGTAGTAGCCTTGAGAGCCTTTCCCATTGTAAAAGCACCAGCAGTTTCAAGAAGATTATGAATAAAATCTCTTACTTTAAGGAAGACTTTTTGTCCTTCATCTGTAAATATTTCATGTTTTAATTCTTCATAATTATACATATTATTCTCCTTTGTATAGTTTATAGAATTCTTCAGCTTCCATTATTTTAATACCTAGAGATTGAGCTTTTGATTTCTTTGAACCGGCTTTCTCTCCACAAATCAAAATATCAGTTTTCTTTGAAACAGATCCAGTACAAATAGCACCTTGAGAGGTAAGCCATTCTTGAAGAATTTCTCTTTTATCTTCAAAGCTACCAGTAATAACAACGGTTTTACCAGAGAGGGGGGTATCTATTTGTTCAAGAGGAACAGATATTTCTGGAATAGGATCAATACCTTTATCTAATAGATTTTTTATTAAAAACCACCCATTGCTTATTCCTGGATCAAGAAAATCCAATATTGAATTTGCTATTATAACACCAATATCTTCAATATTTTTAAGCTCAAAATAATGAGTTTGGTTTGGATCTATAAAGTTAGATATAGTTTTATAGTGTTTTGCAAGAGATTTAGCCGTTCCTTTACCAACTTGTCTAATTCCTAAAGAATTGATAAATTTCCACAAAGGAGGATTTTTACTATTGAGTACGGATGTCAATAAATTCTCGGCAGATTTCTTTCCAAATCCAGGAAGATAAACAATGTCATTATATGACAACTCGTAAATATCAGAAATATCTTTAATTAATCCTTTGTTAATAAGTAAAGAAATTGTTTCACTTCCCATTCCTTCAATGTCCATGCAGTCTCTCGAAACAAAGTGCTCCAAGCGCCCCTGGAGTCTTCCTCTGCATCCCTCATTTAAGCAGTAATATGCGGCCTCTGAGCCACTTTTAGACACTAAATGACCGCAGCTAGGACAGACATTTGGGAATGTAAATACGGGGCTTCTAGGCACCTTAAAATCGGTAATGACTTTTACTACTTCCGGGATTACTTCCCCCGCCCGTCTCACTACAACTTTATCACCAACTCGAATATCTTTGGCTTTTATTTGATCTTCGTTATGGAGTGTCGCACGGGAAACAATTGTTCCACCTACATTTACGGGTTCAAGTTCTGCTACTGGAGTAAGTTGCCCGGTTCGTCCGACCTGAATTGTGATTGAACTTATCGTAGTAACACATTCTTCAGCAGCAAACTTTGCAGCAAGAAAATATCTTGGATGATGAGATGTATTTCCTAATTGTCTTTGTAAATCTTTATCATTTACTTTAATAACCATTCCATCAATATCAAATTCAAGTTTTGATCTGACAGTATTGAGATAATCAAATTCCTTAATAACTGCTTCTATTGAGAGAAATGAGTGATCATCAATAACAAATGTTGGAAATCCAAGAGAATCTAATAGCCAGATTGCTTCAGATTGAGAAATTACTCCCATTCCTTCAATGTCATAAAAATATGCTTTTAATTTACGTTTAGCTGTTAGATTCTCTTGGAATTGTCTTAAAGATCCGGCGGCAGCATTCCTTGGATTTGCAAATGTCTTTTCTCCAGCTTTGACTCTCTCTTCATTTAAAAATTTGAAGTCTTTTTTGTTAATATAGATTTCTCCTTTAACTGTAAAGTCTTTACTTGTCGTGCATTTTAAAGGAATTGATTTTATAGTCTTTACATTTAATGTAACATCTTCACCGATTTCGCCATTTCCCCGTGTACCTGCGCTATGTAGAACGCCATTTTTATAATCAATTTTGATTGAAAGTCCATCAAATTTTGGTTCAAGGAAGTAGGTTAGATTTTGTGTATTAGAGCCAAGATCTTTTCTGATCCTTTTATTCCATGCTTTTATCTCATCTTTATTCATAGCGTTTTCAATTGAAAGTTGTGGAGTTTGGTGGATAAAAGGTTTAAATTTATCAAGTGGTTTAGAACCTACTCGTTGTGTTGGGCTGTCCGGTGATTGACAATTATGCTTATTCTCCAATTGTTGCAATTCTCTAAATGCTCTATCATAGGTCTCGTCATCAACAGATGGATCGTCATCAAGATAATATTCTTGATTCCATTTATTAATTTGATCTCTTAATTCTTCAACTCTCTTGAGTATATTATTCATTTTTAGATTCCTCTTTTTTGTACATAAATATAAGCCAATCATTAAGTAAATCTCTAAGGGCTTCACCAGCTTCTCGACTAAATTGAATTGTTGTTTCTTTACATCTATTATCAAGATCATGTTTTTTTATTCCAGATATTTTAATTGATCCACCTGGAATTTCTCTGACATAAACAGATCTATTCTCATCCAAATTTTTGCACTTACAAAAGGTAGAATTCATTGTCAGACTCCTTTGTTTTGATTACATTGATTGCTTCAATCTCAAAATTATTGAAATCATTTGTTTGTATTGTTAGAATCTTATGAGTCTCTTCATTGATTAATCCACCCGGATCATAATCCCATTCTGTACCACCTGGGGCATAATAAGTTCCAGTCTTTACAAAATGTATATTACTAACAAATCCTTCAACATCAAGAAATCTTTCAACATATTCTATATAAATTTTTCTTTGCTTTCCTCCAAATCCTGCATTTTTACATTGAACATATGCAATAGCTTTTGCAATCTTCTCTTCACAAAAAGAATATAACCTAATATCTTCTTCAAATAATGAAAATTCATCTTGGATATTAAAGATATCTTTTAAAAACTTCTGTATATCTTTATGATGATCTTTAAGGACTACCTTAGTTTGTTCTTTGAAATCCATAGGATATCCACAGCGAATAAAAACATCAGGTTTGATTATTTTTACATAATCACCTACACGAATGATTTTAGGATCTTTTTTCTTAGACATATTATTCTCCATTAATTTGATCAAAAATAAAAACTACGGCAAATATAACAATTGCAAAAAACAGAAAGATAATGAAAGTTACAAATAGGGAAGCAATTATTTTTATATGACATATCCAAATAAAGAGATTTGTTGAAAAAGATTTTTCAATATCAAATCTATTCCATATCATGCTAATCATTAGCATAAGCCATGAGTATGATACGGCACCTAGATTAATAAGTTGACATACTCCAAGAGATGGATATTTATCGGACAATTCTTTAATTTTACTCATTTTTAAACTCCATATTTTAAAACATGGTCAATTATTAGCTCGGCGCAGATAGTCTTCCCTGCACTGGTCGAAGCTGAAATTATCATATTGCAGTCTTTATCTCTAAGGGGCATCACAAGGGACTGCACCGGATTAAACTCTAAGAATTTATATTTCCAGTCGGGATATGTTTCTGTTCTGATTCTTTCAACTTCATCTCCTGTAATTGGCTCGATTTTATCATACCTCGGCCTGTCAGACACTTCTGGAATATCTTTGCCTTCCTCTGCCTTCGATTCATTCCTTTGATCTTCATTTCCTTCCTCCTCAAATAGTTTGTCAATAAATGATTGAATAGCTTCTGGATCTTCTGCCTTTACCTTTGCTTCAAAGGTAAGATATCCCTTTGGGCTTTGTTCCCCTAGAACATAAGGAAGTTGATTATCTGTCAGGCGACCAAAGCGATTGAGGTTCTCTAGGAGAGATTGTGCAAAATTACTTCTCTTTAGAACCTTTGATTCAAGAATGGCTTTTACATAGGCCGGATCAGTTTGACTCCACATTTTTACAGTAGGTTTCTTTTTGATCTCAATGTCTTTTGTATTCTGTAAAAACTCGTTAATCCTTTGTTGAATACGATCTTTGATAAGAGTTGCGCCTTCAACTCGATTAATCCTCTTACCTTTGCCGCAGATGTTATCATTGAGTTTATCATAGAAACAAACTCTTATTGCGTCAGTACCAATATCCCTTGTTTGATTTGTAAATTTATCAACTGAAGAATAAATACGAACAGCCAGGTTTTCTTTATCTGTATTGATTTGGTAAATATATTCTTTGCTTCTAAAATCATTAATGACTTCAAAATCTTTCGGAAGCCATTCTTCAAATTCCTGTTTTGTTACAGTGACAAAATTTGACATATCTATTCCTTTTCTAGGTCAATTTCATCCACTAATTTAATCCAGTGATGAAAATGTTTTGATTCCTTATTTAATTTCAGAATAAATTCATCTATTTTAGATTTATCTCCTTTTATAATAGCAAAAGGTTCAGGCCATTCTTGAATTAATGTATAATTCCTTCTCATTATAATGTATTCTGACATATCTATTCCTCTGCTATTGTATAGGTTGAATGTGGACAATTACCTATCTTATGTTTTTTGATTGTTCCATCTTCATGCCAACAATAAACATAAGTGATATCTTCATCACATGGTCGTGTTGTAAAATGGAAGCAAACTTCTGTATAAGCTTTTTTCTTATCACAAAAACAAATTTTATGACTATATGGATCAAAAAGTTTATTATTGGGCGGATAGCTTATATATTTATCACCTGGATTAGTTTTGTTAAATGTAATATTCTTTTCACGGCATTTATCGTAAATTTGTAATCTTAATTCAACATATTTTTCGTATAAAGACGGCAAATTATATCTCTTTTGAATCTCTTTTGCCATAGCCAAGGTATTTATTCTCTTGTTCATATCTATCTCCTTTTTAGCATAAAAGTGATTTTGCCATCTGAAGGAATAATATAAACTTCATAATTATCCTGTTGTGTTTCTAATATGATAATTTCTTCATACTCAGGATTTTTGTTAATCATTCTGTCAATTAAATATTCCTTCTCATCATCAATATGTGACCAAGGAACACCTTCGATTGATTCTCTACCAATCAAACTACATTCTTCCCAACACTCCCATTCATAAATATTCCCATCTTTGTCAACAGTAATAAAATAATTCGATCTTTCTATTAACATGTTATTCTCCTTTTGATTGTAAGTTCCATTCAATACTTCCATACTGTCCTCCATACATAAAAATATGGAGGACAGGAGTAAATATTGATCAGATTACAAAAGTTTCTTTACCTTTCCAATTCCTTCTCATTTCTTTAAGTTGATCATTTACACATTTCAATCTATCTCCGCTCATTTTGACAAATTTAAGCTGATCCTGAAAGTCATTTTCTTCATAAAAACAATCAACTTCAAAAATACGTTGCCATACATTCTTTTTTGATCCTGTGAATAATATATCGTCTTTATTACTTAGCCATACATGTTCAGGGAAGTTGAAATATACAAGAGGAAGTTGATCTTTCTTCAATGCCATTATCTTTTTAATTCTTCTTCCTTCAACTCCGCTTGACAATACTTCTTTTCTAGTCTTTATAATAATACTCATTTTCTTCTCCTTCGATATCTACGCTTTTTAGGTTTTGGCCTGCCAAAGAGAAACTCAAAGAATATAGTTATGATTGTAGCAAGAATCATTTTACCTCTTTTCTGACCAGAAGAGAGAGGATTGTTTAGACTTTGGCTTTGGGCTGATTATATCTCACATAAGCGTCTTTCGGAGATTTCTTATAGGCTACTGATTTGATCTTATCAATTTGTCGTGCGGTAAGACCAGCACCTACGAGAGCCGCTTCAAGCTTTGCCTTATCAACTGTTACAGACTCAGACTCAGGATAATAAGTGCAAGATCCAAGTTTATCATCAACAATTGCATCAAATCCTTGTGCGGTAAGGAAATCAAGAAGTTCTTTGCTAACTTCTTCCTTTTCTACTTCAAGATCAATTTCAATTGTTTTGAGTTTTCCACGTTGAGTAAGAAGTTCAATAGCCTTCTTCTTCACAGAATTCTTCATATCATCCACTTTTACTTTAACCAATTCGACTTTAGCCATTGTTTTTCTCCTTCTTAGATTTTTCTGCTAGTTTTGCCTTAATAAATCTTGCAATATTGGTATTCTTTTTGAATATTGTACCATCGCAAGATACTTCGCCATTATCTTTGACTTCTACTACTAGTACAATCTTATTCTTCACAAATTATATCTCCTTTTCTGTTGCGTCTTTATACCAAAGTTCTACGAATTTAATTAGGCCGAGTTTGGGGAATGCTTTTTTGAATAGATCAAAACTTTTAACAAATGCCATCAATTCGTCATCATCCACTGTAAATATCTCTTCTTGGTCTTCTTTAACAAGTTGTTTCTTTGCATTCCTTCTTTTATCCTGGTTAAGATGTCTTTTTGAATCAACACTCATTAAATCATCCTTAGAATCTATAATCATTTCCAACGCTTCGGTATCACTGATGACTTCTTTGATAAATGTATTTGGTGGTCGTTCTACTATCAATCCAGATACAAGAAGTAATCCTCTCACTCTACTCGGAGAGGTAAGATATTTTGATGTAAAATTACTGATATCTTTATTTAAAAATGAGTCTTTGGGCAAAGCCTTATAACATTGCCAAATCTTTTCCATCTTTCCTTTTGCTCGTGGATGCAAAGAATTGAATTTGTTTTGGTAATCTTCACTTAATCCTTCCATTACCTTTTGAAAAATTTCATTCATACTCAAACTCCTACATGGCAAGATTGGTTGTTCAGAATACGCATCAATCTTAACCTTGCATGGTTTTTTATATTTTGGTTGATATTTCTCCTCCTGGTAAACAATTCCAATACATGGATCAATTGTATTAATCGGTTCTTCAATGGTAGAAATAATTAGTGGACTTCCATTTAAATATACTCCATCAACCTTCTTTATATCCTTTCTCATTTTTTTTGTTCTCCACAAATAGGCAACACGTACACCACCCAATTATTACACCAAGCCAGAAAGCAACTAATATCCAATACATCTTCTTCTATCCTTTCTATAAAGGGTTACAAAATCATTAACTGATTGTTCAGTTTCTCTGTAGAGAATTGTTACTTTATCTATTTCTTTCATTTTCTTAATAGCCTCATTGTCATCTTGTGCTTGAAAACATCCATAGGCTTGTTTATCGGCTTCATAAAAGTAAATCATTTTAACCCTCCCTTTGTTTATGGTATTATACAGGTGTTTTAATGTATCAATCACATAAAACCATACACGACACAACAAAGCGCACAAAGTCCTTCAGATGGTCTAAAAACGACCTTATACGCTTCGCTTTGGCGTGCTCAGATTGACATTTTGAAGTGTCCGCATGGCCACGTTTTTGTGTCTTTATCGAATTCTCCTTTAATCATTTTGTTTTGACATAAGGCATCCTGCTAATGTAGCCTGTAAAATAGTCCCACTCATTTCTTGAGATCTTTTTAGTCCCTCAGAAATAGATTTTCCAGTTGCTTGATTTATTTTCTTTGCATTATCTTCTATTATATTAACAAAATTTCCAAGAGTTTTGCCAACAGATTCGTTTCCAACAACATAAAAAGAGTAAGACAATTCTTCAAGTCTTCTTGCAACATATCCCAATTCGTTAAGCGAATCATGGATATCTGTCAACCAATCTATATTTTTCTTTTCCATATCACTCTCCTTTTACCGTGCGATTATATTTTGCAACCATTTTTGTAGAGAAATCCTTTACATGACAGATTTTATGTTCTTTCTTGTTTTGTGATTCATAAGACCAATCACATCCTGCAATGACATATCCATTACAATTAAGATAGATTGATTCATCCATAATACTAATTGTATCTCCATAATGCTCAAATCTAAATTTCTCTTTCCTGTTTTCTTTTTCTCCCCATCCAGCCCTTCCTTCTCTTATAATAAAAGGTTCGTAATTATATTTTTTACTTATTCTAGGGTGAACCAAATCAGAATTACCCATCTCATATTCGGCCCATTCTTCAAGTTTATAAATATGTTTGTAGATTTGTGTCTCATGGTACTTATCATTTGAATAACTGATATTACTTATTTCATTTTCGCTACATTGATTGTAAACATAGGTTAGAGTTTCAAGAAAAGATGGTGTGATTTTCTTTGCATTAGTGGCAATGTAAAAGTTGCTGATATCAACTCCATAATGATTTGCAGATATCATTACATTTCTGATAATGTGAGGAACAAGTGAAGGTTCACCACCTGTGAATGTTATACAGCCAACACTATCAATCTTTGAGAAGAACTCATTTACATATTCTATCTTCATAGATTTGTTTTGCGGTTCTCCACGAAGACAATGTTTACATCTCGTATTACATCTCCGTGTTACTTCAACAACTAATGAATCTATGTGAAGATTCATAATTCAAACCTCCTATAAGTATTGTTGATCCGTTAAGTGAATATCGAATTGATTGTCTCTAAGTAGATCTGTCAATACCGCCCTAATAGATCTTCTTTTGAGACTTTTCTACGATATTTACATGGATTCTGTTCTCGATATAATTTTTTTGCTGCTAATTCTTTACTAATTATATCGGAAGCCTTTTTGATTAGATTTTTAATTTCAAAATAACTAAGAACAATACCTTTGTCATAAAAAGTTTTAATTCTTAAAAACAAAAATTCTCCTAGATCATTTTCGTCAAATGGATATCCAAAGGGCTTGTAATGTTTGACATTATATATTTTGCCTTCTTTAAATGTTATTCTTCCATAGGTAATGCCATCAAGAACAACATGGTATGAAGCATATCCATTTCCAGCTTTGCCCAATCCAAATGTTAGCTTGGAATTAGGGTATAGTGGTTTTAAAACTGTTTCAAGTTGTTTAATTGCTTCTTTAGACATCTCTATAGATTCATAATAAGTATTCATAATTCAAACCTCCTTCCAATGATAGCGATTTATAATACGCAATGCTTGTGTATGAACTTTAATTGCTTGTTTATGGGTTTTACATTCTGCTTCAAAGTAAGGAGAAGCGGCTGGATTGCCAGAAAAACATGCTGAACTAATTGGAGTTTTTAGTTTAAGCAATTTTTCTTCTATTTTTTCAATATCTCTCCAATCAGCTTCATAATAGATAATTACTCTGTAAATAGTTTCTATCATAATACCCTCCCTTATAAATATTTTCTACATTCTGGACCAAATCCGCTCAAAACTGACTCAGGCACGGTAAGTAGTTTTGAACATTTTCCACATCTGCCATGATGATAAACTTTTACCTTATCTGGCAATCCTCCATTGTTTATCTTCTTTACCATCCAATCGAAAACTTGGAAACTCTGAGCTTTTTCTGTTACTTGTGATTTTGTAGTATGTTTGAACTTGCCATTGATAACGGCGCCAATATACATATAATCCTTAGTATTATCAGGACCACGCAATACATTCACAAAATACACATTCTTCGTCTCATCTTTTAGACGGACTACTCGGAATGTAAAACGATTACCAGTAGATTCATTTTTGATGGTGAATAAGGCTTTCCCACCAAAAACAAATCCTTTTATATCAGATATTTCTTTCTCCATCAAAATATCTCCCATGAATAGAAGTTACCTGTCAAAAATTTATAGAATTCTTTATTCGGAAGATTTGGATATTGTTTATAAGTCTCAATTACTTGAGGAAGCATATAAATAAGATTCTTTTTAAATTGACACCTACGGACAGCAGTCAATCCAGTAGGGATATAAGTAAGAGAATATGTTTTTGGATTGCCATTTTCTTCCCAGGTTTTATGAATAGCCCAGTCTCCTTTTGTTTCTGCTTGGATTTCTTTATCTCCATCAGTTGTTTTAATTACAATTATTTGTTTCTTCACCTTATTCTCCTTTCATTGGATCAATGGTTTTAACAGATCTAAATTCTACCCAATGTCTTTCATAGAAATGAAGTTTTTTGCCGTTGTAGTATTCATAATTCCTAAATCCAATTACATAACCAACTCTTTTAGAACCTTCTGGAGAATCTACATACATATTTTGACGTTTTGATTTGCCATATTCCTCTCTTAGCCATTCTCTTGCTGCTTTAAGATCAGTGAAGTATTTTGTTACTGTATCATATCTAGTTGGAGTATCATTCTTTCCATAACCACTTGATCTTTTAGTGATATGAAGTTCTATCATCTTATTCTCCTTCAACTAAATTCTCCGATGATTAAATCCCATGTTCCTTCACCATGACCAATACAATGAATTCCATCTATTTTATGTCTTAGTAGATTATTTGGCCCTCTTTCTGTGTATTTGTCCATGTATTCGGTCAAATCAATTCCACCTGGATGAGATCTTTCAGTTATTTCTGAAATCAACTCAGTCAGCAATATTTCTTCTCTGTATTCATTAAATATCTTTTTATCTTTTAGATAATTTATCCAATCATTAAGGTTATTCAATCCTCTTTCAGGAATTACATGAAGAGAAAAACACCATCCAGCAGATGATTTCCCTATATGAAGATCTTCATAAAGTCTTCCGCGATATTCATATAATTCTTGTTCTTCTACATAATAATTTGTACCCATTTTATTCTCCTTTGTTAATTATTTACCTCTCTTGATAATCCATTCCTACATACGAATATCCAACTCGCATGTAGGCAAAGATCATCAATAAGAATATAAATCTACCAAATCCAGACAGTGTTCATCAAGATAATCGTAAGTATACAAACCATATTTCAATGGTACGCGAACACGATTTGGATTTCGTTTCCATGTTTTAACTTTTCCATTGACCTTATATTTCTTTCCACGTCGGTCAATGACATAATCACCATATTGAAGATTCTTAGCTTGTTCTAGCGTAATCATTCTTCAATCTCCTTCCTTACATAAGCAGTCCAATGAATGTCAAATTGGCCTATATCTGTAATCACAAAGATAATTTTCCAATCCTTTGAATCTTTTATGATCTCATCATACACTTTCTTTGGATCATCATTCTGGCCGCGATGAAATCCAATCTCATAAACCTTACAACTATCTCTTTCTTGCCAACACATAAATCCCAAATCATCAAGGAATGTAATGAAGTCAGAATGTAATGCTCTGTTTTTGAATCCATACTTAGTTTCAGAAAGATAATACTCAACAATATCATCTATATTATCTTTGTAGCATTCATGACAAACCATTTCTGTGTCAGAAACCCATGCCCATGATGGACTCCATCCATAGGAATCAGGACTGGTACGAACTGCTTTCCCACAGTCATTACATCTAGCCCATTCATCAGACCATTCAAGAGACACATGTTCAAGTTTATCGATAAGGATGCTAAGTTTTGAAAGACGATTGTGCTTCAATCCACCTTCTTGGAATTCAAAACTATCTGGATTCCAGTTAGCAGCAATCACAGGTTTATCATCATACCCGTACTCTGCACATCCTGGATAATAATCCATATCCAGATTGTGACGATCAGCATAGTCAAGAATTCTACGAACTAATTTCATCTCTTTTTTCTCTTCCATAACTATCTCCTTTCTATAAACATCATAACAATAGATGCAATTATTAAGAAAGACCCTGCAACCAATTGTTGTAGAGGAACCGGGTTTATAATTTCAAGATAAGTCATCACGGATACAATGATAGATTCCGTTCCCATACCAAAAAGGATTTTACTCATTTTTATTCCTCCTTTTCTCTTTTCCTGATAAGCATTGCGCTTCCAAGGATTTCTTCACAAAGTTTGATACCCGTATCACAAAATCCATCAGGTCAATTATCAATACGACCATATTTATTGACAGATAATATCTGATCTTTGAATTTGAATTGGATTTCAGTATGTTTGATCTCTCCTCTCAAAATCAAAACTCTTGCTGCATCAACAGCGATAGCAGATGCTACTTTGACCTCAAAATTCAATGGACATCCTTTGATAAATCTCTGATACATTTCAATTTCAAAATCAGAAATTACATGACCTTCTTTACAGTATTCAATTGTAATCATTTCAATCTCCTTTTAATTAAAAGTTTTAAATACCTATCCTTTGTTTGATAATCCATTCCTGGATATGATTTCTCAATCATATCCAGGCAAAAATTATCAACTCTTTATTTAAATGGACAATTCAACATATTTGCAAAAATATTATTACTTTCTTTTATTTCAAATCCCATTTCAAGATCAGGATCAAAATCAATATTTATTAAAACACCTTTTTTGATCATTTCAATAATTTTTGTAAATGCTTCATGGTAAATTTTATTTCTGTCCTTCCTGCTTCTAAGAGAACGATTGAAAAGTTCTTTTTTATTTATACAATAAAGAGGACTATCATTGTCATCGTGGATTGTTATCCCAATCTCGCGATCAACACTTACAACATATCCCGCGTATTTTATTTTATTATCATTAACAATACACTCTACACCTTTGTATTCTTTCATTTCTGTATTCATTCTTATTCTCCTTTTATTCTGCCGGCAAACAAGGAACTTTACGGATAGAATCTCTTACATACTGATAAGCTTGGGCGCACGACCACATAGGACTTATTCTTTGACCAGATACTAAAGTATATCCATCAGGTTCTTCATTAGTTATCTTAATTCCTCCTCTTTTGAAGTAAAGATAGTAATTCTCAAATGGATTATTACATTGGTCGATAAACCATTGTTCGACTGCATCCAAAGATATCTTATGTATCCACAATTCCATTTCTTTAAGATCCATTTTATTACTCCTTTTCAAAATAGCCAATGATTTTAGATGCCGTTTTAAGGACTCTCTGACCAAATCCTTTCAATATTACAGCATTAACTTTCCATACACCTAGATATAATGCAGACTTTTTGTTTTCTATTCCAAAGGTTCTACATACCAGAAACGATACGGCTTCAGCTTCCATTTCCATAATCTCAGGAATAGATCGAGAACCATTTTGGTGCATTTCGCAATGGGCTATCTCATGAAACAGTGTAGCACACATTGCTGTTTCATTTGGTCGTTTTGCAATATTTATCTTCTTACCATCCGTACTACCATTCTCAAGACCACCATCTTGGACATTGATAGGATAAGGACATTTATTAGCGAATGACTGAAAACTTGAGTTTCCTTTTACCATCCTACAATGTCCCATGTCAATTGGTTCGCCATCTGTTTGAGAGATATCAAAGACCGGAACCAATTTAAATCCAGTTCTTCCAATACTCTTCTCTTCTCCATTTTCATCAACAATTTGTTTCTTCCATGTGATCGGTGCATATACATAAATTGCCCGTTCGCCCTTCTTTACATTCCTCTTCTCTTTATTCCATTTGTTATAGGACGCTAACATTGAAACATCTTTCTTTTGTGTCAATGCTACCATCCAGTTATACATGGAATACCGATGAAATCCTCTCGACCATGAATTAACAAATTCTTCCAATCTCTCAGGATCAGAGACTATAGAATCTGCTAATTCATCAAGGTTTTGTTTGAGTATCTTCTCGTCCATATCTACTCCTTTGTTTTAATCCTAATAGAAACATAATACCAAATTTCGTTATTTTCTCCCATTAACTTGGCAGGGATTTTATCCTTTTTATTAATTCCTCTAGGTCTGGAAGGAAATATTGAAGTATCCCATCCTGACATTGCTATTTGATCTAAACAATCTTCATATGCTTCTTTTGCATTAATTCCAATTCCAGTAGAACAAAAATCATACTCTGTAAATGAAACCCCACAACCTTGAAAATATTGACTGTGTTCGTAGCCATGATTGATAATCTCATATTTTTCAATTTTCATTTTCATAATCTACTCCTTTCTAAATAAAATCTTTCCACCACGATTTGTTACATTGTGAAATGCACAAGATTTACACATGAAATACGATCTATCATCTTTTTTATGATAGATAACAAATGTAGCTTTATCTCCACATGGAAGATATTTTTCTTTTGAGAATATGGAAGCTTCTTCGCATAATTGATCTTTCCAGATAATTTCTTTCATCTCTCTTTTTTGTCCAATCATATCTATTCCTTTTTAAATAGAAGACTGAAAGATTCTACATAATCAATGACATTCATACGTTCAGCTATTTTAATTTCAATGAAAGATTCACATTCTTCTAAGGTATCAAAACAGATTCCTTTGTAACTTTTATGCCAAAATTTTCCCTCACTTGTTTTTTTGAATACCTTTTATTGATAGAATTCTAATGTTTTCAAAATTCTTGATAAATTGCAGAGTTACAAGACTTTTGGGACTAAGAAAATCTATCATTCTGTCTTTATTCATATTCTTTCTCCTTTAAATTAATTATTTATAGATAGTATCCCAAGCCAACAACAAAAGTCATTAATCCAAAATTAAGACTAATGACCTTTGTCCTTGCCTCGTAACATCTATTTTAAGGCCCCTGGAAGGCCCTACAATGCGACGAACCTTCCAGGGTATGTCTCAATACCTACTAGCTAGCTTTCTTCAGTTTGGCAATAGGCTTGCCCGTTATTGCTTCGATTTTTGCCTTAATCTCATTCACTCTTTCTGTAGCAATGCGAATGAGATTCTTGGCAACCTCAACGTCATGCTTGGATTCTGCAAGTTGCCGAGTGATTCTTTCAATCAATGGAGCATTCTTTGCCTTCTCTTGTTCTTCACGTTCTTTTTCTTCCTTTACGGCAGCTTCATATTCTGCTTTAAGTCTTGCAACTTCTGCTTTCTTTTGAGCAAGAGTATCAACTTGGACTCTCTTGAAAGGAAGCACTTTTACTTCTTCTATCTTACATTCTTCCTTAACTACTTTGGATTCTTCTACTGTTGTTTCCATGACTTCCTCCACCTTGGTTTCTTCGATTTTAGATTCTTCTACTTTAGCCTTTGCTTTCTTCTTGCTTTTCTTTACTTCTTTTTCCATTTGGTTCTCCTTTTAAAAAATGAATGGATCACTGATGTTTGGATGAGATTCTTTAATTACTTCAATCATTTCTTGACGACAATATCTATTAAGATCGAGATATTTCCAGATTTTAGCAGCGTCCTCATCGCTTAGTGATTGAAGGAATTCTCTTAATTCTTTATTCATTTACTTCTCCTTTCAATGTTTAATGTAATCGAGTGCTCTTTCTCTGTCATGTTGAGATAGATCAATAAATTCCTTCAATTGTCTTGCAAATGTACTCATAATATCTTTTACTATTCCATCTTCCTCATGTTTCAATGAAAGAATCAAATCATCTGGAAGAGATCTTATAATTTGATTGATATTCTCCCAAATCCCTTCGTTTACAAAATAAGTAATAGCCTTAGCAATCGCTTCATTCTTATCAATAATAATCCGAGATTCATAATGTCTTACCAACCGCAATAGAGCATCTTCTAGGGGATCTTTGTCTGTAAATTTATCCTCCTGAATAAACTCTTCAATTATTCTAGCAAGATTCCCATGACATTCAGCAATTCTATTCAGCTTTTCTTGTTTGTTCATAATCTCCTCCTTTAAATGTTTAATAATGCAATAATATGTTTACATTTTACTTTACGGATACGATGATGCTCGCAAGAACATCTATTCTTATCTGGTATTACATGATACGGTTCTTCCTTCGTATTCTCATCCCATAAGGAGTATCCTTCGTCAAATCTTTTAACTAAGAGATATTCCTTGCCATCAAGAATGAATTCTTTCATCTCTCCTTTCTTCATGATTTTCCTTCATAGATTTTAAGACATAGATATCCACCGGATTTATGGTATTGCAAGAAGATATTTGAATTCTTTAAGCATATTCTACAGTAAACGGTCTTAGAAATCTTCCTCTTCTTTCTCTCTGCTGTTCTATCTGACTTTGCGTTCTCTTAAACAGAGAAATCCTCTCTCTGACCACTATGTCAAGATAATCAAAGCGATTATCTCCTGGAAGAGAGTAGATATCTCTCATTGCAGATTTCGCCTGTTCTTGAGAGATAGGATAAGGAATACCCTTACTCTCAAACATTTGTTGGATTTCGTTTATACTCATAATAATCTCCTTCTAAGTTAGGTATCAATACCAGACTTCTACATACACAATTAAGGCTATGATATCTATAAAAGCCTATCATAGCTAAAATTCTACATGTAGATATCTATCGCTTAATAAATTGACATATTTCTGAATTAGGTCCAATCTTTTTGTTAAAGAAAAAACTATCAGGACATGAACATATACACTTTTTGCGTTTATCTTTATTTAATTTCTTAAAGTACTGACAGATTTTACATGTAGGATATGTTGTACCATGTTTCTCCATATCTTCTCCTTCTTAAATCCGATGATAGGTTACTTTGTTTGTGATAAAACCACTTTTAGAATCATATACTTCCATAATCCTATCCCAAGAAGCATATTCAAGATCCCATCCTCCAGGTTTGTGTAGATATCTATCTTTGCTTACACAAACGGCGGTATGGATCAGATCCATTCTCTTACTCTTTCCATTAAAGCAGTGGTCATCACCCCACATAGCGACAATATCACCGGGCTGTGGTTCTTCAACTTTTTTAGTCTTCTTTAGATATCCTTTCATCTCTTCCGAATAAATCCATTGAATTCTATCATACAATCCTGTAGTGTAAGCAGCGAAACAATAACAGTTGTAATCGCCTTGAGGAAGTTTTCTATTACTAACCTTCCTCATATTCCTAGACAATGTACTGCGATTTTTTGATACCATATCTTCTCCTTATTTAAATTGTTCAAATGGAATAGACGCATAATCCCTATGGAATACTACTTGATCGTACAATTCCAAAACCATCTCTTCAGGAACTTCAAAAGAGACAAGACGGCTTGACTTATCCCATTCAAAGGAATAACTATTCTCTGAGTCTTTAAGCAGTTGTTCTTTAGTAAATCCAAAATACCACTTGGATGGATATCTATTAATCTCTTCATGGTCTCTGAACTCATCATACTCAAATGGTCCGTTCAACAGAGTCACTACTTTATGTTGATATGAACCTTGTAATGTAGCTGCTCTGCCAGTGTAACGATATACCTTCATAAATCAAACCTCCTTTCTTTCAGTTGAAGTTCTCTACATACACAATTAAAAAGAGGAAGATAATAAATACTCTTCCTCTCTAAAACTCTACATGTAGATATCTATTTTAAACTCATCCAATGGTCGTACTCTTCCTGAGATATTAAACCTTCATCTAAGGAAACTTTCAATCCAACTTCGGAAAGTTTGTTATTACTCCAAAAGTAATACTTTTCAATTTCCGCTTTGAAATTCTCAAATGCCTTATGAGTGTACTCAATAAAAGCATCACTCCTTTCTTTCCCCCAATCATCACCACCGCTCATCTTAAACAAAGCAGTAAGAACGTTCTCTGCACCATACTCTCGAATCATCTTTTGCATCTCACCATTGATCTTATAATACATATTAATTTCCTTAATCATCTTTTGCATTTTATCATTGATTTCACACTTCATAACTTTCTCCTTTTAAGTTAGAATTTTACAACAACACACACACTTCATCACACTAGATATCTTAGTGTATGCACTATGCCGACAATAAGGACACTCCATAAGAAAGTATCCAGCTTTTAACATCTCCTCCTCTTTTTGGTAAGATTTCTGTTTGATTTTTTCCATAACAAATTTTGGAACGTAACGAGAAGGTCTTAAACTTCTTTCTAAAGATCTTCCCTCCTCACAATGCTTACATTTACAATAAGCTTTATGCATTTGTTCATACCTCCAATTTTAAAAGTTAAAATCTACATACACGATCAATGCTATGAAAGATAATCTCTAAGCCCTCATAGCAAAGACTCTACATGTAGATATCTACTCTTCCTTAAAAGAGCATTTAAAACCCATCGGTCCCCAAAGTCTTTGAATTGCATCAATGAAGTCCTCATGGCAACAACACTCCATTTTAGCAAACCAAAGAGCATCAATTGTCTTATCCACATCCTGATAGAGATAATACCATAAAACTTCTACTAAATCCAAACCTTCCAATTTTTCACTTAATCCATTAAATCCATCTTTATGTTCTTCCAAAATCTTCTCCTTTGGCTATTTGTTCAAACTCATTAATTGTTCAAAAGATATCAAGTCCTTACCATAAAGTTCCAAAATCTTCATTCTTGACATTTTGGAAACGTCAATATTGCTTTTAATCTTTTTAGGACAAAGAAGATTATTTAATTCTTCTTTGGCTTCTTTTATACTATTAACGGGGATTAGTATCCCATTGCCTATTACATACAAACCATCGCTCTTTCTAACAATTTGAGGTTTACAATCTGTATTAAATTTTACTCCGTCAGTAAATGTAATGTTCATAATCTTCTCCTATTCAAATAAAAAAGTTCTTCCCTAACTACTCTTTAATCTCCACTATAGAGACAAAAGAACACTACAAGAAAGAACTTTACTTGTATATACAAGTAAAAAAGTATCTCTTCCTTTGAATAAGACTTCATATAAAGACAGTCCCATTCAAAGGAAGAGATATCAATAACAGTAACACAAAAATCTGTATTCTTATGATAACTTTAATCAAAAATTGATCAAAGACTCTCAAGTATTTACTAGGTTTCTCATTAGTGACAAAACATGAGAAAGTCTTCAATACTTCTCAATCCTAATAATAGATTGAGACTTTTGAAGTACAAAATTTATAGTCCAATAAAACAAAGTATTAAATTAATACTAATGTTCTCAGATATAAATCTGCTTCAATTGGTGAGAGATTTTAACACGTATTATCTAGGAAGTGCTAAAACCTAACCTGTAATAAACAACAGGATTTTAGAAGAACAATTTTACCGGAAGTTAATGTGTATAGAGTGCTAATCTATACTCTGAAGTGAGAACCTTTATTGACCCGGTGATTTGTCAATCTAGATCTTCAGTCTTAAACTTATATAAGCTTTTGTACTCCTTTGCATACATGGTGTTAGAAGTCAATGTTAAGGGTTTTTAAGTTTACCAAAGTTTGCTAGACTTTTCTTTGGGTAGCTTTTAGTCTCCAATCGTCTAAGGGTTAAGTCACTAGGTCAGTATGCAAACTCTACATACTCAGCTAATGACTTAAAGAGTAGTGAACCTCACCTGTTTTCTTACATGCTTTAGGTTTACTAGTCTTCGGTCTACAAACCTGGACATAACTACCATGAGTGCTAAAAGAGACGGTAAAAGGTCTGTATTGCATAGGTACAGTAAGAGCTAATCGTTGAAGGGAGGTTAGGCAAAAGTCTCTCAAACGGCCAATTTGAGACCTTAAAAGGGCGGGTAACACGTAAGGCTCATGGTAGATGCTAAGGTCTGATTGCACCTCTAAGCTACACTCTACAGGACCATGAGGACCAGCAAGGGCAAAGGACAAAACCCTGCCTGCAGTCCGTTGGTCAAGCTGGTATGCAATCGAAGCAAGGTCAAGAGTAGTAGTAATGCCTTCCAACGTCCATACGTGCCACTCAGAGGCCGGATTTTGGCTCTCATTAGCATGTAAAGGCTTTGGATTGCTAGGAAGTGAAGGTCTGACTAAACGCCTCATAAAACCCCTTCAAAACGCAAAAAGGCCGTCAATCCTCAAATTAGAGGACTAACGGCCTATGCAGTGCTTTACTAACCTAGTGAGGGTCAGCTATGCCATACGGTGGCCTTAAATGAGCTTCAAGAGCTTGCCAAAACTGACCACGAGCTTATGGTCAAGTCTCAAACGCTCTTCGATTTGACGGCGTAACCTTGCCAAGTCAACAAACGAGTCTGGTATGTTGTCCGATGCAACGTGGACTACCTCACCTGTCTCACGGTCGTAAAAAAGACTAAGCTTCGCCATTGTTTGCCTCCCTATGCCAAGCTCAAGGTTTTGCCAGTTTTGACCAAAAATCCTGCCAAAATCATGCGCTCCACAAGTCTGTATTGCGGATGTATTTGACCACAATCTCTCAATGCCTCTGCCATCGTGCAAGGGCCAATCGAAGCGATGGATTGCATGAAGGCACTCTCGTTACCTACCAGCCCAAACCTGTCTGCATCTTCTTTGTTACGGGAAGTGGTCCTGGCAATGGTCGTGTTACCCTTGGGAGCCTTTTGTCCCGTCAGTTTAGCAAGCTCGCTCTGAAGGAAGGCAACGTTAGCCAAAGCATCCTGGAGGACAAGCTGCACAGCCACAAGGTCGGCCTTTGCTACCTCAAGAGCTTGCTGGTATGTCCCAATCAGCGGGTTAACACAAAGTTTGTCCAGGGAGCGAAGCTCGATTGCTACCCAATGCGCCGTCCGTCGCTCTTCAAGCTCTTCTTTGCGGGCAACGTCAAGGGCCAGTTTGATGCTCTGCACTTTGCTGAGCTTCACGACCTTGCGCCGGTCAATAACCAGCCCGGTAAAATCAGGGTTGTCAAGAGGATTAAAGGGAGCCTCAACGGTCTGCACTTCAACCGGAGCCTCGATGATTGCCGTAACTGCCTTTTTGTCCTTCATTGTTTCATCCTTCTGTCTAAGGGTTAGCTTCTCCAGGGAGCAACTCGCTCCCTGTCTGTCTTCTTAGTACCCTTAAATGATGATTGCAAGGACAAAATGCAAAATACCCAATAACATCCCCATTTTGTTTTAGCACTCGCACTAAAGGATACTATTGCAATGATTAGGCCATTTTGGTTTATTTTGGGTGTTTTTTAGTCTAATTGGGTGTTTTTGTATATATATGGTTTATTTTGGTAGATCAATGGTTGTTTTGGCTACGTCAATCAATAAAACCTTTGTGTATATAGGTTTTAATTATACGTCTATAGCAAAGGCTGTATAATAGCTCTGGTAGCCAATCTACAGACTATAGCATTAGTATGAGCTAACTATGGATATCCATATGATGCTTTATTAAATAGACAATGTTTTATATGGCAATCAATTGTTTTATTAGGAGAACCAATGTTAGGCTAGTTAAACTATATTTTATATGGCAATCAATTGTTTTATTAGGAGAACCAATGTTAGGCTAGTTAAACTATATTTTATATGGACTTCCAAACTTAGGCAATGGTATCCATAGTATGGAAGGGTAGACTAAGTATGGTATGAAGTGACAAAGTAGGGAGGGGGTATCAAAAGTTAGGGATAGGTTGACTAATTTGTGGTGCGTAGCAATCCATAGTATATCTGGAATTCTGATGAAATCACTATTACTTATTGATATCTTAGATTATGTTAATAATAACACAACCAGATAATATATCTATGAAAATTTAAAGAATGCATAATATTTACAGATATCTATAAATTATAGATATAAAGTGCCAAATAATATATCTGAAATTCAGAGAGAATTGCCTATTGATTGATATCATATTTCAATTCAAACCTCTTCTCCACACTCTAATCACTTTTTGCCGTAAGTCGTAACACAAAGAACATTTATACTTTCTATTGCTAATATACTCTACTAATTCTTCATCAGTCATTTTATAGATATCCTTAAAAATTTAAATTGTTATATTTTATATAAACCATAGAATATATTATCTTCAAAACTCTCTACAAGAAAAGTCTTATTTTGAAGGATCTTTTGTAGTATTTATAAGGAGGTAGTATTTTACAGATATCATAGTAAATTTACTACTTCCTTATAAATATTGATTAAGATACTTTTATTGTCTTAATCGCCTACAGGGAGAAGTGATCAATTTATAGATATCTATTATCTAGGTAGAGACTAATTGTTATAGGAATTATTGTTAATACACAAAAGAAGGGATATAAAAATATTCCTAAATTATTACATTCCTTAGATACTTCTTCTTGATAGAATTCCCTAACTATTCTTAGATTATTTATAAATATAGATATCATTAGATTTACTCCTTGCAATAAACACATATTGGATTATCTTTGTCTTCTTGAGAGAACCAAGTAAACATTCCACACTTAATACAACCTAAATAAATTTGATTCTTTAGATTGATACATTTAGGATTATTACGATTTCTTTCATTTACTTCATAGATATCTGTTTCTTTGAATATATTAGTATCTTCTTCCATTTATTTTATTCCTTATCTAAATAATAATGATATCTTTTTAGATTATTGATATCTACTCTTTTTTGCATTTCTATCTCAAATATAAAAGTAGTCCAATTATTTCTATATTTTTATATTTTTGAACATTTCCATCAAACCAATTCCATTCAAAGTCTAACCATATTAATTCTGCTAATCTTATCCAGAACATTTTTAGAACTCCTTATGATTTATATTCAAAACATAATCTCAATGCTTGTTCATCATTAAAACCGGCTGCTTTGAATGCATCAAATTTTATCTTTGTTATTTGAGCAGTTACTTTGAATAATTCTACTTGATTCTGTAAATTTGCTTTAAATATATTGATATCATCTTGTAATTTATTTGGTCCTTCTGGTGCTTTATTGATATCCTTACTTTTGCTCATCTTTGAATCCTTTGCAATGAATAAGCCAATAATCTACTGCTTGGATAATAGCGTCGTTGTAAGAAACAATTTCTTTATCTTCTCTTAATTTATCAAATGCATCTTTATATTCTATAGGAAGTTGTGTCGCATACTTGAATCTAATTTCTGACAATCTTTCATCTTTTCTATTAGCCATCTTTATATAATCTCCTATAATGTTTTATTATTTTATACAAACTCATAGAAGATTATACAATATTATAAGACCATGTCAATAAAATATTTTATTCATCATCCCAATATTTTTCTATCATATCACAAACTTTATTCCTGGCAGATGGTATTAATGAAGCGATGCAAGTTTGATTGATATCACCATCTATAATTGCAATCTCTTCTCTTAGCAAATACCACATCTCTCCATAGATAATACCATCACAAAAGAATGTCTCTCTTACTGATAGGCAGGTATTGCAAGTTCTATGGACGTTAAATCCTTCAAAGATAAATACTTCTTTTCTGTAGGATTCTCCTAGATTTATTACTTGTCTACACTCATCACATTTATGATTCTTTCTTGATCTTTTGATAATTTGATCACTGGACACTGTAACAAATCCATCTTCTGGTTCAACGTAAATGCAAGAACAGTCCATTATTCAATCCTTCTTTTGTTGAGATTTACTTGAAGTCGTTTTATTGATATCTTTAAGTCTATTTCTTTTCTGAACAAATAATATCCGACAATTTCTTCAATAATATTTGGTTCTTCTTTTAAAACATCATTATTTGCATAATAGACAAGTTTTAATATATCATTAATATCTTCAATTTTCTTTTCAAATCTTAAAAGAGTATAATTGGTATGGTCTTGATTGATATCTTCGCTAAATACACTACGGCCAACTCCAGTTAAAAACCAACCATCTTTGAATTCTATTCTACAAAATGGATTATTTGGATGATTTTCAAATTCATCAATATATTTTTGCATTTTTGCCTCATATAAAAGTATAAAGAATAGTTATATCTTCTTTATACTTTTTTAACTTATTTGTTAAACACGCCTGAGATTCTTCTAATTCTTCAATTTCTCTCAGTAATCTATTAATTTCGATATACTTATCTTTAATCCTGTCTTCAAGAATATTAAGATTATCTTCACTTGAATCAATATTGTATTGATAATCTATATCTTCCAATTCTGATGTATAATTACCATTTAAAGGACAGAAATGGAACCATAAATCATCATAAAGATCAGTAAAACCACATAAGGGACACATTCTCATCACTTATTCCTTCTTAAACGGGCTTTAATTTGCCTATTTCTATCTATTCTTCTAAACTCTGCCCATAGTCTAAAATTGAGTGACATCCATACTAGAATAGAACCAATAATCCAGATTGCAAAATCTACCCAAGTTAATTCTTTCCATCTATCACTTGTGGTTATATTGACTCCTAAAACTGTTAAAGAAAGTACAACGAATAGAAATGTCATTTTATTCTATCCTTCATGAGTTCTTGAATTCTATCTGCTGCATCATCTATCTCTTTTATATAAAAATTTTCTGGATTTATTTTTATTCTTTGAATTGATTCATTTGATAATGCAATTCTAACATTATAAGGAAATCCATCTATTTGGATAGTCAATTCTACGTGATCAATTTCATCAAAAGGCTTTGTTTCCTTAAATTGATTACATTTACAATCGCCACATTCAATACACCTTCCACACTTATTACAAGCTATACAATCTGAACCATCCCCATATTTTTCATCCATTGTAGTCATTTTAGATTCCTCTATATTATCATTACTTAAATCATTCCACATATATAACGCACCATTAATAGCACTATATGGTCTTATTGATTCAGTCATTTCAAACTCTTTAGATTCTAATCTTTCTATTGTATTAATAAATGATATTATTCCTTTAGGTTCTTTTGTATTAGTTTCCATTTCGTTGATTAAAGGACTTGTCCAATCATTCCAGAATTCAATCATTTAACAAAACTCCTCATAGAATGCTTTTATTATCAATGCGCCACCAATTTGTTTTGATATGGCAGTCTTTGAAAATTTTCCATCACTTGTGTATTTACCTGAAGTATAATGATTGCTACCAGACCATAAATAAGGAGATAGAACGTCGGGATGATGCTTTCTATACCCCCATCCGTTGTATTCTTCCAGTTTATAGAGCATCCCTGAGATGGTCCAATTTGACCAAGAATCAAGCTTTTTGAGTTGAAGCGCATCTAAGGCCGAATCTTCCCAAGAATACGGAGGATTGCCAATTTTGGGCCTTCCTTGGGGTACGTGTATGGTTTTTCGGTCTAGCGAGTCGCCATTATGAAGGTGACAATTAAAACTGAGAGATGCTTCCATTGAATGTATTGTTGCTATAAAGTACCAAGGAATATTATTTAGTTTTAAAGAGACTTTTAGATATCTATATTTATTTGCTGATATTTTAGCTACTATTTTATTGAGTTCGGAATTGAAACTATCTCTTATAATGCAAGAGTCAAATAAAATTTTATATTCTTTTTCTAATTCTTCTGTTAGATTCATTGATCTATCCTTTTTATATTGTAATCTATTCCATTAGCAGATACTATTGCATTGAAATCACCAATATTAACCGAGAGATTTGGAGTATTTGAGAAGAATTTGTAAACTGCTTCAACGATTGATCTTGCATTTGTTTGTCCTAAAATTTTACCATCTGAAGAACATGAGAATAGCATAAAATTTCCTCCTTATTTTTTATATTTTGTTGACTTAATCATCTTTTTAGTATCAATTACACAGCAAGAATGACAAACAATTCTTCCATCTTCTAATTCCCATCCATCTAATGGTCCGTTATCTTGACCAATTTTATTACCACAATCAGCGCAATATTTTTGTTCACGACTTTTTACCAAATTCTGATCTAACATTTTATTTTCTCCATCCCTAAAGGATATATTTGCAAATTGTATGCCAAAAATTATTTCCTCACAAATTTACTAAAATCTTTGTTTTTATTCAGCCTATTCAAAGCCCTTCTCATCATATGTCTAAAGAATGAATTTTTATTTAATATTCCAAATGTTTCTACTATGCCATAAATGTTTGATTCTAAATGGATATTCCATTTTTGTTTTATATTTATATATCGAGGTTTATTTTGGATCCCTGATTTTATTTTTTTCTTTAATTCTACTAGAACATCTGGATTCTCTTCAATTTCTTTGATAAATCTAAGTGTCTCTTCTCTTACCATGAGAGAAACACTTTTGATCACTTTTGAATCTCTTAATTGTAGTGCCTCTTGAAGATCTTTTTGAATAAATAAAATTGTTGACTTCCTTACACTTTTTTTAAATGATTTTCTATGACTTTTTGATATGGTCCTAGCAAAATCACTTTTTGACGTATTTATAACTCTTTTTTCTAATATAAATGAATCTAATTCTGTTTTTAACAAGAAGCATTTTAATTTTCCATTCTCGTTGCCGTATACCATTGTCAAATTATTGTTTTTTATATTATTTTTGAATTCTGAGTGTGTTATATCTAAATATGTGGCAGCTTCATCAATAGTTAAAAGATTACCTTGTTCTTTGTGATATGAATATAAAATTTCATTCTGTTCAAATAGCAAATCTTGATCAAGTTCTTCCATTAATATTTCTTCCTTTTGTTGTATTTTTACTAATTATACATCAATATTGGCTTTCTGTGTAATTATTTTTGCTAGGATTGGTTGTTTTTATGTTACAATTGCTTTGTTATTAATTAATATAGGAGGAGTCATGAGGGCTTATCACATAGTTACTGGACGTATTTCTTCAGTAGTATCTATTGATTTTGAACGAGAGACTGCTTTATTAAGATTTAATGAAGATCTTGAAGACGTAGATAATGTAAAGAATTTATTTCCATCTCGTGAAAATGTACCATGTAGTAAATTGGTTATTATGAATAAGACGAATTCAGTTGTAATGTGTAGTGGCTGTAACAAAGAAGTTGAGTTGTATGAATATGATGTATTGAAAATAAAATATCGGGATTATATTACCAACGAAGAAAGAAATGCTTTTGGTATTGTTGCGTTAGATGAAGTTTATGGAATTTCTTTAGATTTTCCACAATATGAGACTTCCATTTCATTATCAGATGATGAAATTACCGAAATAATACATCTTGGCACGGCATTTGATAAAAATGTTATCAAACAAATAAAAGATAAAAAACTTGTAGAAATAATAAAAGAATGGAAGAAGGAAGAAGTTAAAGAGTGTGCAAAAATTCTTCAATTTTCTAATTAGGAAAAATTATGGAATTTAAAAGAGTGATTGATTTGCAAGAATTCAAAATAATGGATTTGCAAGAATTTATTGAAATAGGATACCTTCAAGAAGCAAATAGACAATTCTTTCATCCATTGGGATTAGAACTTTCCATCTGTTTTGATGATAATGAATATGGAGAATTATTTATAATTGATGATAGAAATAATCCAGAAGGAAGAAAATATCCAGAACTTTCTGATGAAGATTCGTTTAAAAAGAATGCAAATATTTTGGATATAACACGAAAGAAATTCCCTATAAGAATTAGAAATATTTGCTATCTTATTCAACCAATTATTCCTCCAATATCAAATCCCATTCCTGAGAAATACAGAGAACTCGTAAAAAGGGTTATGAATGTTAGTGAATAATTGGAATGGGATAATTGACGAAAAATTAATTACTCTATTGGAAAGATGGATAGAGAGGCGACTTATTAAAATGAATGCAAAGAGTGCATTTCTACCAAAAGAAGGCACTAGATGTATTTTCAGTAAAAGATATAATAAATTGGGTCAAGCAATATTTAATATTGAAATAAAAGAAGGTCTTGAATTTGGAAGAAGCACAGCACAACATCAATTGGATAATATTGATGAATTTGGTCATTTATTCATAACAAAAATGACTGATTTTGAACAAACTATAATAATTGCCAATGCAGATCCAATGGATGAATTCATAGATAGAAATTGTTGGAAGATTTTTTTAAAAGATTTAGGATTTGGCAAGCAGATTCACTTTGAAAAGTCATTATTAGAAGCTATGTATAAATTACAGACATTGGCTGTTGAAATAGGATTGATAAAAAACATGAAAGAATTAAATAAAGGATTGGTAGAGAATTGGGATAATATTGCTGAAGAACTTGGAGTTAGTGTTCCTACGGCAGTAAAATGGGCAGAAGATAAAGAATTGAATTTGCCTATTGTTAAGATAAGAGGTAAAGTCTATCTTATTAAAGGTAAGATGGATGAATTTTGGGAAAAACTCCTTAATACTCATCAATATTCTGGCACTAAGGAGAAGGCAAGAGGAAGTGATGTAAAGTGTGAATGCGGTGAATTTTAGAAGACTATTATGCCTTTGTAGTTTTTGGTTAATTTTTAGTTTTTTTTAGTATTTTTAGGTCAACTTTTTGCATTTCACCTATTGACATCCATGAATATCTAGTTAGAATCATTACACTTAGTTTTCCTATCTACATTAATCAGACGGACCTAAAAAGTCCGTCTTTTTATTTCTCAGGGAAAGAAATATGGAAGAATTTGTTGAAGAACAGGAAGATCAACCTATCTTTAGGAGAAGTTGGGAAGGACAAGATAGGATTGATGTTGCTATTGATGAATGTCCACATCGTCCTGCCAATCCTGATAAAGTTTTATCTCCTGCCAGAAAGAAATTTGTTCGTAAATATGTAGAACAAATGATGCCAGAAGAACCTGTTCTTGCTGCAAGAGATGCTGGTTTTAAAAATCCATATCAAGATGGATATACTCTTCTTAGAAATCCTGATGTAAGATATCAAATAGAACAACAAAGAGAAGAAATTCTTGAAGAAGTAAATAAACAAATAGGTCCAAATGATGATAGATATGCCGTTAATCAAGCTAATGTAATTCGTGAAATAGCTAGAATGGCATACTCTGATATTACAGATTATTATGATTTTGAAACAGGTGAGAGTGCCCTTGGCCCTGGTCAAAAACTCACTAGAGATCAAACTGCCGCAATAAATACCGTCATATTTAAAGAAATAAAAATGGCTGACGGTTCTGTCAAAATGAAGCCCACCAAAGTTCAATTGTACGACAAGACAAAAGCACTTGATATGTTAGGAAGATTTCTTGGCATATTTGAGAAAGATAATAAGCAACGTGCTTATGGTGCAACAATTGAAGATGTCCTTCGTGCATTGCCTCCTGAGATATCAAAGATCGTTCGTGCTGGTTTGACAAGATCAGCAGGCGAGAAAATTCTTCTTTCAAGAGATACAAAACATTAATATATGTACGGTGATGATTTAAATCTTGATTTTGATGAGACACAATGCGCTGAAATGGCTCAATGTGTTCTTGATAGTATTTTAGAAATTTATCCTGAAGATGCTCGTCTTCAATGGATGGACAGATTTAAGTATCTTAGATATCAAGAAGATCCTGTAGGTTTTGGCGAAGACATCTTAGGTGAATATTATACCGAAGATGTCAAAAAAATGATGGAATCGGTAAGAGATTACCCCGAAACTGTTGCTATTTCATGCACGGGAAGTGGAAAGTCGTTCAGTTCTGCCTCAATTGCTATCTGGTTCTATAAATGTTTTCCAGAGGCTAAAGTTTATACATTGGCAGCACCACCTGAAGATAACTTAAAAAATATTCTTTGGGGAGAGTTAAATAAAAAAACAACTAAGAATTCTCAAATATTTGATGGTGATGTTGCAAATGTAATGCATATTAAAAGAGTAGATGCTCCTTGGTCATTCATTACTGGATTGACTATTCCTCAATCAGGAACAGAAGAAGATCGCAAGAGTAAATTCTCAGGAAAGCATAGTTCCAACATGCTTTTCATAGTTGATGAAGGTGATGCCGTTCCTGATGAAGTTTATTCTGGAATAGATGGCTGTATGTCGGGTGGTCATGCTAGAATGCTTATCATGTTTAATCCAAAGAAACAATCTGGTGCAGTATATAGAAAGATAAGGGATGAACGGGCTAATGTTGTGCATCTCAGTGCTTTCAGCCATCCTAATGTTATTACAGGTAGAGAAGTTATACCCGGTGCAGTTGACAGGCAAGTTACAGTAAGACGTATTAATGAAGAAACAGCACCATTACTTCCTGGAGAAGAACCAGATAATAATTGTTTTGAAGTTCCTCCATTTTTAGTTGGTGCTATAGCATTAAATAATAAAAAGAAGCCATATCCTCCATTAAGACCTGGGTGGAGGAAGATAAAGACAACAGAATTTCACTATAAAGTTCTTGGTAGATATCCACCTAAAGGATCAAATCAACTTATTGAACGAGAATGGGTTGATGCTGCAAGAACTAGATGGGATTTATATGTTGCCGCGAATGGTGAAATTCCTCCTGTTGGGGTTCGCCCGATACTTGGATTGGATGTTGCAGACCTCGGAGATGATAGCAATACACTTTGTTCTCGCTATGGTGGTTGGATACCTCATCTTGATGTATGGAATGGAATAGATACAAATGCAACTGCTGATAGAGTTGCGCCAATAGCATTAAGTCAACGTGCTTTAGTTGTAAATGTAGATTCAAATGGTGTTGGTGCTGGTGTTGCCCCCGCTCTAAGAAAGCATGGCGTTAAAGCATCACGAATAATGGTTACAGAAAAACCAACAAAGGAAATAAAAGACGAAGATAAAAAATGTGAGTTTTTAATCCTTCGTGATCAGCTTTGTTGGGAATTTAGAGAATGGCTTCGTCTTGATAATACAGCAATGCTTCCTCCTGATGATGATTTGATTGATGAAATTGAAGCGTTCTCTTATGAAGAGATTCGTGGTAAGATATCAGTAACTTCTACACAGGAAATAAAAAAGAAGGTTGGTAGATCACCAGATAGATTCATGTCAATTATCTTTACATTTGCTCCTAAAATTCCAGGCCCTCGTGCTAGATCATTAGGATAAAACTATTTTAATATATAAGGATAGCCATTGGAATGGATAAAACTATTCGAGGTTCCTGGCTTACTTCTGGCTGCCGGTGTAATTTGGATGTTATTCCGATTATTATCCCGGATCGTGGATCAGGAATCCGAACGTCTGCATCAACGGACGGAAGAGAGAGCATTGATGGCGGAAATGGCTACAATGCTTCGTCAATTATGCAGGGCAGATCGGGGGAAAGAGGAGCGAAATCTATGAAATGGATTCGCACCTTTATAGATATATGGAGTGGTGATTTTTGGAAAGAAGAACGTGAAAGATCTCGTGAAGTTTTAGAAGATACACGAAGAGTTATTAATGAGAGCCGAGCAATGTTAGATGGTGAAGATGATTGGTTGATTCCATTGGAGAGGAGAAGGCGATATTGTGACTACCCAAAGAAATAAATCGGTTTTAAATGGATACCGAATTGCTTTCTTTTGGGCCGTATCCAGTGGGATCGTGGGCGCTATAACAATAATTGATTATTACAAAATAGCCGACGCGCTTCTGCTTTATCATGGGATCATCGCCGGGATTTGCCTTATTTGCGCCGTCATGTTCGCGGACTGGTGGCGGGTCAAGGGTTCGGCATCCAGCATCTTCAAGTGGATCACGGTGCTGCTTTTCGCAATCGGCGTCAATCAATGTGTTCGGTTCATTTCTCAGTGGGTGATGATATACGAGCCATGCTTCTACGATGAGTTCATCTGTTCCAGGTTCTTGGTTTGGCAGTTGGTCCCGCTCCTCGTGGCGATGGTATACCTGCTCTCGTTCGCCATT